CTCACCTCTACTAAGCTCACCCCTCTTAATAGCATTCCTAATAGAACTCTCTCTAGATTCCTTACCAAGAATATCTCTAGCGGCAGCTCTTACAGACATTTCGTTGTTGAGTGCTTCTTGTAGTTGTTGTAATTCTTCATCAGTAAATTTCTGCATACTCATACACTCTCTTATAGTCTTTTATAGTTACCAGATACATTCCAATGCTTATTAAGGTAAGCACACTTAGTAAGACGCTCTTCAAAGATAACACCTCGTAAGAACTCTGCCTTGACAGATCCTTTAGGATAATCTTCATGGTCTCTGTAATATTGCTGTCCTAGCTTGAATGATGCTTCTTTTGGTGTAAGGTTTGGATCTAAAATAGTTGATGTCATACGTTCTCCTCTGACTGGTTTACTTTCTACTACAGTTTTATGCGCTAAAAAGTGTTACATCTCTACAGTTATATGTACATAAAAGTGTTATCTACATAGGTACATAAAAATGTAACACATTAAATATCTAATCAAACAAATGAGCTATTACTCTATCTAAGTCTGGCTCTACAAAGCTTGAAGGTTTAATCACCTTACCATTCTCATTACGGAACACTAAATAAGTTTCATCTTCATAGGTAACAGCTTCATACGTCACTTCCTTAAGGTCTTTCCCTTTAGCTGTATAGATACTCTTGATGTCTTCCATCTCTGTAGCAGCAATCTCTTCAAGGTCTTCCAGAGGAATCCCTGTAACGTCAATGAACTTAGATAGGTTGCTCTTATGTACTTCTTCTAAGGCTGCGTTATGATCTATATTTAGGTCTATAAGAATGTTTCTTGCATTACATAGTAAGTATATAGGATCAATTCTATCATTAAAACCCCCGCTATACATGTGGATCTGGTTAATATTAAGTTCTAAGGTATAACCTAGTTGGGTACTTCCTAAGTGTAGTCCCTCTAAGAAGTGTTGATAGAATCCAGCTACATAGAAGATATCACAGCATCCATCCACTACCTCCCTTAAAGATTCTCTCTCTGTAAGTTCATTACCATCTACATCAGTCCCATTGAAAGCACAAACTGTTTCGTTAGCTTCTTCTATGCACAAGTCTTTATAGATTTTACGTAAGAAGTCTTTATCTTTTCTAGTGTTACCAGCTATGTGGTTGAACTTCATAACTTGTTCTAGGTGGTGATCCCATAAGTTGATAGTATACTTCTCTAGATCATATTTCATAGTTTACCGTCCTTCTTACATAGATGCTTATGCTGTTCAAACAACACCTCATAGAACTTAGCCTTGTTCAACTCTTGTTCTACGTTATCCTTGCCACCAGCTCTAAGTTTATACTTCAACTGATTACCTAAGCAGTAACCTAAAAAGGCTTCCTCTGTAAGAGTAGAGGCAATCACTTCGATAGCTTCTATACCCCCTAAGAGTTGATAATGTGAAGGATTCTTAACGTTATCTGTAAGGTCAAGTTCCTTACTCATAGCTTTAATCGCTTCATCTTGTAAGGCTGTTATACCCTTCATAGGTCTACCCTCACCATCATAAATATCCATCAGTATTCTCCTCTAAGTCATTCCCGTTAAAGTCTGTGATTATCCAATCTCTCTTACGTAGCTTCTTAAGAGCTTCTTCTTCAGAACATCTATGCCAAGGACTTCCTTTAACAGTAGTGCAGATGAATTGACTCTTAAGCTCACCCCAGTAGTAGATATCTGTATCTTCTTTGTATCTAAAGTAGAATGATTTCATAGGTTATGCTTCAAATGTATCTTGTTTAGGCAATACTTCACCCATGATTGTAGCATTCTTATCCGTATCTTCCTCACCATGCTTGTCCATATACTCTTCATCATACTTCTTCATAAATTCTTGATAGGTTGGGATAGCTTTATTATAAACTATAGCGGATGCCTCTGCTAGTTGTTTTGTGTAGGTTTCATCATTCTCGATAAGATGTGCATGAGTTACTAGATATTTAATTCCTACACGATCTACCAATGCATCCCAGAGCCACTGATCATAGTATTCTTCAAAAGAACTAATCCCGAAGATCTTCTCAAATGTGATATTGTCAGGATCATCTTTATCAGGTGGTAATACAGAAGCTTCCATCTCAAATGCTTCTACCGTCTTTTCGTATGAAGATAGGAACATAGGTTTCAATGTTTCTCTGACTTCATCAATGTTGTAGTTAATTCTAATCTGTTTTCCCATTTAGGTATCCTTCTTATTATTTATGTTTGGCTGTACGGTAATCGTGAAACTGTTGTTGCTCGTCTGTTGACCATTTAGACCAACTCCAGAGGTCTTGTGTTTGCTTATACTGCGAGTCCTTTTCGAAATAATCTAAAGTCCAGCTTAATTGAGCATCCCAAGGAGTGTAATTACTTTTCACATGGTTCCAATCTGAATGAGTAAACTGTAACACGGTATCTTCTTTTACTTTTGCTGGTCTATTCTGTATCATAATAATACCCCCAGCTTTAACTTTTATTTCGTACATGTTATCTCCTCTACTTTCGAGCAGTCTCTGTAACTTCTTCTGAGAACAACTCATACAGTTTTATCTTAGTATCTTCTTTGGTATCACCTACCACTTCAACAGAGGTCGCTAGATCTCCTATGTGTAATGCTAAGTTTACTTCTTCACTTTCTGTCTCAGTAATATGTTTGATGTTTTGTTTCAAGTATAGTCTACCTTTAGGCGTACTCCTAAGAGTTGCAATAGAAGTACACCCTTTAGGGTATGTTATACTCTTTACATACTCCTGAGTGAGAGCGTCTTCTAAAACTTCAGTATACTCTAACTCACTGCATCTCATCAAGAAGTTATCTGAAAGTTTAAATTGAGATAAGAACATGCACATATTCACTGTTTGCAAGTCACTCATACCTACCTCTAAGTTAAATAGGAGACCGTTAAGCCTCCTAAATAAGATTATTCTAACAAGTACATCAAAAGGAATTAAAACTATTAGGTTCCTACTCTTAAAGTATTATCTCTTTAAGTTTTAATCCTTTTATGTAAAGCGTTATAAGACTAACATACAAATTAACTAATGTCAAACATCTTTTTAGCCTTATTCAGAATCGTCTTAGGCTTATGTTTAGGATTACCTTCAAAGCCAAACTGAGACAGATACTCTACCAAGTCTCCACTCTCTTCAATTGACGCTGCATAGTCCCAATCTGGTGAAGCAACTGTTGAAGCTACACCCCCTCCATCGTCTTCTTCCTCCACAGTTCCTTCTGTCTCAGGTAGTGCTTCAACGACCTCTGGCGTATCTTCTGTTTGATTCTCTTCAATCGGTTTTTCATAAGTGTCCTCTTCTGGTGTCACCTCTTCTGGTGTTGGTACGTCTGAGGTGTCTGTATAGGTAATCTCCACTACAGAGTTAGCTTCATAGATAGAATAACCTACGTCTGGGTTCTCCCATAACGTAGCCACTACATCATTGATAGCATCACCAACTTTAGTCGGACCTTTAAACTGTTTACGCTTCTGCATTATCTTCTCCTTGTGTTTCTTGTGAGTCTTCTTTAATTGTGATTGTAACATCTTCTGCTTGACCATCCACTATCAGTGTCACCTCTTCATCTTTCTTTGTAGAGGTTTTCTTACCAGTAGATTTCTTCTTAGCGTTAGTCTGTTTACGTTCCTCTGAGGCAGCTTTCTTCTCAGCTTCATGTTCCTCTACCAACTTAGCAGCATCTTCCCGCATACGATCTGTAGGTTCTTCAAACTCTTTAAGGTACATATTAGGATAAGCCTCTACCATAGCATCTCGTACAGTCATCATATAATCACTTACCTTAAGAGTCGAACTATCTGGAAGTTTGAAACCTCCTAGGTTGTACTGTGATAGTGCGTCCATTACTTGCTTGATGTTACGTCGGCTGTTCTTAATCTCTTTATCCCAATGACCCCAGTCAACCTCTTGAGGGAGGACCACTATACGGTAATCTCTTAGGTTAATCTTAGCAGTGACCAATCCAGCTTCCTTCTTAGCTTTCTCAAAGGCTTGCTCTCGTAGGAATTCGATATCTTTCGGGTCAAACATCAAACCAGTTAAGTAGTTCCCTGACTGAGAGAAGCATTTATGATTTGAAGCTGGGAAGCGTTGTAATCCTTGTTTAGTGTAATGATCGTACCAGTCCAGAGCTGTATTAGTATCCCCTGAGATTTTTCTGAATACGATAATCTTTCTAGTTGCCATTAAATGTTTCCTCTATGAATTTTAATGTGTTTAGTGCTTTGGTTAATGTTTTCTTACAATCATCTAGTATATCGGAGTCGCCAACAATATCATCTGGGTCTGTATTGCAGACATCCCCTAGAGAGTCTTGCATGTTGCATACCAGTAGGTTTACATCAAGAATGCTTATAAGTTGTTCTACTTTAGCGTCCTTCTCGTGTAGCTGTTTCTCAAGATCCTTAATAGTTTTGTTAGCTATCTCAAGTTTCTTATCTTCTTTAGTATCAGCCATCTTCACTCCATTCTTCTAATGTAACACCATTGAGGTGGTTATGTCGTAGGTCTCTGTTAGTTGTCTTCGTAGTCTTGTGCAAGCCTTCAAGCTCGTTACGTAAATACTTATCTGTTTCTTTGACAAGCATATACTCCACAGTTTTTATTCCATGTAGGTCTAAGTAAGATTGATCTGCAAAGCCATATACTAGGTGTGTATCTACTACTTTGTTCTCTAGGTTACGATACTTGTAAGCTTCCTTAGTAACAAGGTAAGGTAGCTCTGTATCGAAGCCTAGATATTTCATAGCTGCTTTGAGTGCTTCTACTTGGTTCTCTTCTACGTTTACATCATAACCTTGACTCTGTAAGTATCTAGCTTGAGAGATAAGATCTGTTAGGGCTATCTTCCAATTGTAGTCTGCGGTGACTAGTGGATCAACTTCTTTGTTGTATACCTTTTTGGTTTCTGTCATACTACCTCTCTTTACTATTCTAAGGTTTTCATCACTTCAATGTAAGCATCCATAACCCCGATAACCTTACTTAATTGCACTACCTGTTGATCTTCCTCTGAATAGGTATCAACTACGCTGTCCATACTTTCTAGTACATCTTTTGCTATCTTCTCTGCAAGAGCTACAGCTTCAGCTCCTTTGTTTTCAGAGATTAAACCAATCAGTAGATACTTTACTAATTTTATTTGTTCTATTTCTTCATTCATTGTGGTTCCCCTCTTATTCGTAATATGTTACAGTTTCTACACGTTCTTTCTTTTCCACTATCCAGAAGTCTTCATCTAGGTCATACTCTAAGTCCATATCCTCCATACAAGCATCACCTGTAATAATGTATTTATAGAATTTAATATAAGTGTCATTTAATTTGTGTACACACTCCTGTCTGTTATACCAACGATGTACATCCATATCCGAATCTGCCCATACCTCTTCTCCATCATCTAAGATTGTTTCTATAAGGTCACAATCCCTAATTTCATAATCTTTCTCAATATTGTACTGTGTAAGTAGTCCTCTTAGTTCACTCATCCTACCTTCTCCTAAAAATCACTACCAGAACTGCTGCTACTTCCACTATCATATGAACTTGAACTACTACTGTAGGAGCTACCACTGTCATAAGATGATGAAGAATAACTACTTGAGCTGCTACTAGAATCAGAAATCCATCCTCCTGCTAAGGCTTCTACTTCAACTGTATCTGAGTAGGTTAGGTTTGTTAAGTATACCCATGTGTTAGTATGTGAATCGAAAGCTTGTTTGCGACCATTGTATTTACGTTTCTTTGTATATCGTGCCATTGTAGTTCTCCTGTGTTTCCTAATTCGGAAGGTGTATTAAACCATAAAATGTGTTGTTTGTCAAGGGTTAATTTAGATTAAGACCTCAAAGTAAATAGCCTACCAGAAGACCAGCAAGAAAAGTTATAGGTAAACTTTTATAGACTATCTTTATCAGGTCTTTCTTATGAAGCTCAATATTAACCTTTAGTCTGCTTTCTAATCTCTCTACAGTACCTTTACTTATTATATCTACATTATCACTTACTTTGTTATATAACTCATCAAATATATCAAACCTTTTTCCATATCGCCAAGGTTGATAACTAAGGTCTAAATTTTCTATAATGTCGTCTAAAGGTCTATCTTTTAACCACATAAGATTAACTATATCATCTCTTCTCTTGTCCCTTTCTTTGGTCAACTCTTCTATCTCTTCTTTCAAATCTAATTTCTTATTAACACTTAGATTATAAGAATTCTTATGCATAATACTTTCTACACGGTTACTCATTAATATTCTCCTCATTCAATAACCATTCAACTATTTGTTTACGTCTCTTAGTGGCATTACTCTCAGGAACTATCCCTCTATGTTCCAACCACTTCTTATCTATCTTCTGCTTCTGAATCTGTATAGCTTTCTTCTCAGCAACAGCCTCTTCAAAGGTAATCCCCATACGTTCTGCATAGGACTTAATCTTATGAGCTTCCTTCTTAACAAGAGCCATATTATCAGGTGGTGGGATAAGATGCAAGACAAATTTTAGAATATCTTCAACGGATGTTAGTGATACATTCCCTTCTATGTGGTCCACCTCTAGTTTGCTCTTACCTTCCCATTCACCTGTCAAGTAGCAATACTGCCCAGACTTAGCTCTACCAGTGTAATCTTCTGGGGGTTTGCTACAGGACTTATTCTTGAAGTCTAGTTTGATAGAACTCTTTTCCCAAAGACCCCTTCGAAGCCCTCCACGTAACCATGTCCAGAATTTAGCCTCTGTAGGGAATAGATGCGGATACCACTTCCATGGGGCAAACTCTGTAGTTTGATCTTTAGTTTCTTTCTTCATAGGTTCTCCTCTTCAGTGATTATTTCGTAAAAACCTTTTCTGATATGTATATAATATTCAGGTAGGTGTAAAGAACCAACCTCATCAATGTCGTCTTCTCTAACGGTAATGATTTTATCTCCACACTCTACAATAGCTCTAAGAGTAAGTGTGTAACGGTACAACCCTTGACGGCTTTGCACTTCCAACTTCGGTCTCTCTTTAGGTATACCTTCTAGCAATAATTCTTTCAGTAATCTAACTCTTACAGTGTTGTTATTGATAAGCTTAATCTTGAAGAAGTCTGACATTCTGTCTACATTTATTCCTAGACTTTCTAAGTGATCTCCTTCTGCTTTGTTAGCCAACATATACTTAACTTTATCATCACACCCTTTTATGAAATATTGTTGGTCTAACTTGTCGAATACCTCTTTAGGTACATCGACAGCAGTATAGTACCCACCTTTCTCTGTATACATCTCATACATAGTTAATTATCCTCTTCAGTTATATTCTTATGCAGTACCAACAATAACCCCAGTATATCAGTGATCTTCTTAATAAGGTATTTTGCAAGGCACTCTTTATCATTACCTAAGAGATTACCAACCTCTACATATCTTCTATCGTCACTTTCGCTGTTCCATATTTCATTACCTAAGAAGTGGATGCTAATGCTTTCTTCATAAATACCTTTGTGAGTTTTCATCCTAAAGATGTTATATAAACCAGTATCCTCAAACTGCCTATGTAACGTATCAATAGTTTCAAATAGGGTGTGCGTTACATAGTCAAAGCATTCGGTAATCTCTTCTTTAGTTAAATCTGCATTGGTAAAACTCTTCATCTTTACTTCTCCTCTTCAGTTATATTCTTATTAGGTTCATCTACATCAGGTTCCTCTACGTTTGGATTGGTCTTGTAGGGGACTCCTAGGCTGTCTAATATATCGGTAAACACAGGAATCTTATCTCTTTCTCTTAACATCGCTACCATTACATACATCTGATTTAACCACTCGTATGTTGTCATAGTGATCTCCTTCCCAGACCAGCTTGTAAACTTAACCTCATTATCAGGGAACCATCTATAATATTGTGCTACTATAACCTCACACATCTCTTTTAAAGATTTACAACCCTTAAGTAAATTGTATGCAGATTTATCCCCAAAAGAGATACCTAAGTATTTTGTGGGAGAATAGGTGTCACAAGAGTCACCTGCAAGGATCTGGAAGCCCTTGAAGAGATATCCATATCCCTTTACAGAGCCTTTTTTGTTAAGGTATAATTCCCCTAGACCTGTAATTAGGTAAGGATGCGGATGTTTCCAGTTACCAGAATTATCTTTCATAAAATTGAATATCAACCCTTCATGCGACATAGAGTCTTTATCTATTGATATACCTATATACTTGTGAGTGCCATATCTCTTGTAATGCTTATGTGATTCATACATATAGATGTTTAGAGCATCGTCCGCTTCGATCCCCGTAATTCTTTCAGATTCATCTTTCTTTAGCACGTAATCCCTAACCGCTCCCAATTGCGGTGGTCTCTTAGCCACCCTAGAGCCTTTATAGCGACCCATTTCAGGAGAGTCTTTATGGCGAGGGTTTAGAGGCATCTCAAGTTTATGTCTGTGGCAATCTGTAGTACCAACCAAGATCACCGCTTCCTGTACACCTAGATAGTCTTTAACCTCTTGGATTTTCCTATTAAAGTTTCCATATGCAAAGTGAATCTCATTAGGTATCAACTCTTCATCAAACTCGAAATCTTCAACCTTATAGGGTTCTTTACCTTCAGATTCTCTTTGTAAGTTATGCTCTCCAAGCCAACCCTCTATAGTTTTCTTCTTACGACCTTTGAACTCCGTGATGTTCTTAAAACGTTCGTTGATAAATTTACCTGTACTACGTTTCTCGTAAATAGGTTTCTCATCACCGTTATAGAAAGCACCAAGTACAGAACTATTAGTACAGACAGTTTCAAATTGCTCAACGTTTTCTGCTTTAAAGAACTCCTTTCCAGTCTCTTTTAAGAATACTTTAAATACTTTTGTGGTGTTAGCACTCGCAGATGTATAGATGAACGTGTCAGCATCTATAATAAGTTTAACATCATCTGTGACGATATCCCGCCAGTTTTTACATATCATCGTTAGCCTCTATCTATTTTTGTTTAGTAATATCTTACCAGATTTTATTCTACTAAGATCCTGCCATGAAGTTTCCCCTGTAGTTAGTAATTTAACCAAGACTTTATTAAAAGTTATATATCTAAGGATCTTCACATAACCATCTTTGGTCTTATATACACGACCTTCGTAGAATCTTTTATTTCTCTTCCGTCTAAGTTTAAAATTATAAACTACTTCTTTATTGTACCTCTTATAATTCATAATTCACTTACCACTTCAATATCCACCACATCTGTATTTGATTCAAACCACACCCTCGCCCCGCAGCTCAAAGGATTAAACGGGGAATATACAAATTTACCAAGATACTCACCAGATTTAGTCCTCAATATAGCCTCATAAGCATAGTTATTACTCTTATAAGTTTTGACCGTAAGAACTGGTAGGATATCTTCATCGTTCTCTGCTTTGATGTTCTTCTTTATATGATGCTGGTTTACATGTACGATCTGTTTCAAGTTAATTCTCCTTCAGAAATAAATTCACGTAGTTTATACACTTTAAGTTCTCCACCAGAAGCACTATCTTGTAAGAATGCATGTTGGAAAGCCTCTGGTATATCCATATTAGCAGCTAAAGCTCCCCATAGGTGATAAGCCCCAGAGCCAAACGCTAAATTCTTCTCCTCCATATCTTCTACTTTATTCTTCCAGTAGAACTTAAAAGGACCCACTTCTATTGGGTTAGGTTCATAGATTGTAACATCACCAGTTAGTTTACTTATTATTGCAACTATGGAGTATTTAAGTCTTTTAGTTTTACCCTTCTTAAGTTTCCTTACAAAGGTATCTATCTCTTCAACACTGCCACTACCAACGGCATAACTGAATATATCAACCTCCCAACGTTTGCACATAGTATCTGTGTGCCCACTACCATCTGTGTAAGTACCTCTGCTGTCAGTCACCACCATGTTATACTGCTTAGATATTAATATAGTTGTCATAGTTTCTACACACCTTTATAGTTCCCAAATCTCGATATCAAACTCTTTCAAGATAACCTCGCACAACTCACTCACAACGTCCCAATCACCACCAGCCAACTCTGAAGCCATCTTATAAGGAATGATCACTGTGAAGGGGTCTGCTCCTAGTGCTTTCTGTATAAGATTCAGGTAGCCTTTAACTTTAAAGAGACACCATGATAGATGTCCGTAGTGTACTTGTCTTTTATCTGTCCCTACATGTTCCTGAGCTGTTAAGTTCATCACCATATCGTTCTCATCATAAGATACGTCACCTAAGTTATGATCCTCTAAGTAAGCTCTATAGGTTTTGGGATAGGTGAGTTTAATCTGCCTAGCAATACCTGCCCCCATCACACCTTGAGCGTTACAACAATGTAGCAATACTGTATTATCCTTATGTTGGTGTCTCTTAATAGCACAACCTTTATAGTGTTTCAAGTTATATTCTCCTCTAACATTGACAATTCATAGAACATACTGTATCATACTGGCTATCGTAAGTCAACACATAAAAGGAGAAAACATGAAAAGAATACTCTTCAAAGCCTTAGGCAGTAAAGAAGGTGATACAGATAAAGAGGCTGATAAGGTGGCAATGGTCAGGCTCGTGCTTGTAAGTATCGCTCTTGTGACGAATATCCTTATCAGTGTGAACATTGTCATAGGATGGTTACAATAGATTAGTATCTCTTATATGAATCTCTTATAAGAAAACTCTTGACAAATGGTTTATGTACAAATACTATACTTACTATATTAATTAACAGAGAGGTAAAATATGTTTGATAAAGATAATAAATGGTTAATGCAAGGTGATTGCCTTGAAATGATGAAGCAGATCCCTGATAGCAGTGTCGATATGATATTGACAGACCCTCCTTATGGTACTACAAAATGTAAATGGGACTCCATTATACCTCTTGAATCTATGTGGGGACAGTTGAAAAGGGTATCAAAAGATAACAGTGCCATATTACTTTTTGCACAAACCCCTTTTGATAAGGTACTAGGTTCAAGTAATTTACCTATGTTACGTTATGAATGGATCTGGGAGAAGACTGCCGCAACAGGTCATTTGAATGCCAAAAAGATGCCTATGAAAGCACATGAAAATATATTAGTTTTCTATAAAAACCTCCCTAAATATAATCCAATTAAGACAAACGGTCACATTAGAAAGACCACTAAACAAGTCAGACATGAAAGCTCTCTTTACGGTAATCAAGATAGTTATACTTCTTATGATAGTACCTCCAGATACCCTAGGAGCGTACAAGAGTTCTCTAGTGATAAACAGAAAGAAAACTACCATCCAACACAAAAACCTACAGCTTTGATCGAATACCTAATTAACACCTACACTAATAAAGGTGAAACGGTTTTAGATTTCACAATGGGTAGTGGTACAACGGGTGTAGCTTGTAAAAACCTTGATCGTAAATTCATAGGTATAGAGTTAGATGAGAATTATTTCAATATTGCCAAGAACCGTATCGAAGGAGAAACCTTATGAGGCGACCTAAACAGTTCAAATTTATGATATTACTTTTATCTGTACTAATCTTACTATCCTACCTCTTCACTAATGTGAGTAGTGGTCAGTCTATAATACCATCTGATGAAGTGTGGCACTATGAAGATATACAGAAGGAGTATAGCGCTAAGAAGTTTGATACGAAAGAAGAATACCATTTCGTGTATGATGGAGATACTTTCTTCGTATCTAATAAGAAGTGTATGAAGGAAACACCAGTACTGTGCAAACGTATAGGTGTAAGGATCAGAGGAGTGGACACACCAGAGTTACATTCTGCTAAGTGTGAACGTGAGAGGAAGTTAGCTTTGATGGCGAGGGGTTATCTGAGATGGACTTTAGAGAGTCAAGAGTTTGAGCTGAGGAATATAGATAGAGGTAGTCGTTTTAGGGTGATTGCTGATGTCTATATCAAGGAAGGTAATCTTCTACCATTCTTACTTGCTAAGGATTTCTATAGAGAGTATTCTGGTAAGAGTAAGCGTGAACCTTGGTGTAGTCAGAGTGAGATGGAAGCTTTTAAGAGAAACAAGAAGTAGATATAGACGTATAACGCTCTGTATGGCATTCTAAGAGGATATCACCTATCAAGTAGGGTCATTGTACTGGGTAAGGTGTAGAACCTCTTAGGATTGATTACAGAAAGGGTTATACGTAGACGTATATAAACATTAAAGAGGAAACATATGAAGATTAGATTAACAGATAGTGAGACGGCAGGTTTCGATGGTGGTATTGTTGAGATTGGTTCTATAGAGATTGATAAGGATGGTAAGATACTATCCACGTATGAGACTCTAGTGAACCCTGAGAGGGAGATTGAGATTGGGGCTATGGTAGTACATAACATCACTAACGAAATGGTTGTAGAGGCTCCTACGTTTGCACAGGTGAAGCATAACATTACAGATGCAGACGTTAGTATTGCCCATAACAGCTCTTTCGATGCAAGAGTGCTTGAGATGAAGGATTATAAGTGGTGGTGTACTTTAGGGGCTTCTCGTTTAGTGTATCCTGAGTTGAAGTGTCATAAGAACATGAGTTTGTTTTATGAACTAGGTCTGCATAAGGAATTCTCTTTTGATGGCACTCCTCATAGAGCTTTATTTGATTGCCATGTAACGTTAGAGCTTGTACGTGATATGATGAGGAAGATGGATATGGACTTGCTTGAGTTGATGTCTTATGTAGAGGATATGGCTGGAGAGAAGATCTGTCAGTATAAGAAGTATAAGGGACTGCCTTGGAAGATTGTTCTTGAGACGGATGAAGGATATTGTCGATGGTGTGTGGAGAATAGTCTGAAGAAGGGTCCTGAGCAGGCTGTTAGAGAGTGGTTGGTTAAGAGGTTGGGTCAGGAGTGAGTGTAGAAAATCAGGCACTATCCCAGATTAAACCTTGACAAATTAAAGATTCCATGTTATAATATTAGTGTAAGTTTAAGGAGATTTAAATGTTTGCAAGATCAGAAGATGTTACAAAAGCATTATTAGCTGGAGAAACAACAGTAAGAAAGATACGTAACAGGATCTCATATCACAGGGTTAGAGGTAACGTACCTGCTGTAATGATGTTCTTAGAGGGTATTGAATGGTACTTGTACGAGAAAGAATATAAACCTGAAGAGTAAACAGTTTAGGTAGTTCGAGGGGGGTATCTATTTTTACAACTAAGCTACAGCCCTTATTTTATAAGGGTTTGTGCCAATTGGTAGTGTAGGAATGTTTCCAGAATATACCTTATCCTTTCTATTCTTATTATTATCTTTCTATTTCTCTTATTCTATCCTTCTCTTTAAGAGTATTCTTTAGAGATAGCTCTTTAAGTATTAACTTTAACAGTAACTTTAGAGGTTATATGATTTATGAATTAAGTAAATTAAATATATTTAGTATAGAGGACCTTAAACTAAAGAGTCTTAGGTATTCTCTCTATTATAACAAGAGTAAGCATTATGAAGTAGTGGTTAAATTATTAATTAAGGAATATGGTAAGAAGTATGAACCTGATATAAGATGCTTAGTTACTAACATAGCTAAAGCATTTAAATCAAGAACAAAGTATCTTACTGTAACACTACATGCTGCACATTATTCTAATAATATACTAGATATATCTTACCGTAAGACACGTAAACTAATATCTTTAATGGAACAAGATGGTTACATAGATATTTATAAGGGTTTCTCTAAAGGTAAGAAGGTTAATCAAGAGTTTGAAGTATCTTTAAGTAGTGCTACAATAATTAAATTTAATAAACCTCTTGAAAATATATGGGAAGACAGGTATCATAAGTATGTAAATCTAATAGATTTCGATCTTATAGAAGTTAGAGACAGAGAAACTAAGAAAAGTAAAAGCACAAGAGGCTTTAAAGGTCTGTCTGATAAGAAAGCTTTTATGAAGAAGTATAATATGTTACTAGAGAATGTAGAGTTTAGTGTTATGGGTGAAATAGTTCCATCACCACTTTACAAAAGAGTATATACAGATAATCCATCTAAAGGTGGTAGGTTCTATAACTGTGGGAATTTCCAAACTATGAAGAAAGAATTAAGACCAAGTATTAAGATTGATGGTGAAGATACCGTATGCTTAGATTATTCCGCATTACATCCTTGTCTATGTTACAACCTTGTAGATGTCGAACTAGAAGATTGGTTCTCACCTTATGATTGTGATACCAGTTTTATTAAGGTGGATGAAGAAAAGGTTGAAGAATTTAGGAAGAAATATAATAAGCCTAACTACGACCCTGTGAGAAACCTTGTAAAGATTGCCATGTTATGTGTGCTTAACAGTCCTGAAGGCAATGGTGAGAATAATGCTTCTGTAGCTATATTGGCAATATCTAGTAAGATCGGTCTCGACAGAGCTAAACAGAATGATGAAGAAACTGTTGGTGATTCTATGTTCTATGGTTTATGCTTTGGTAGGAAACCTATACCAGTTAAAGAACTTGTAAAGAGTATCTTGACACATAATTTCCCTATTGCAGAGTTCTTCTTTACAGATATTGGATTAGAGTTGCAACGACATGATAGTGATATGGCTGAGTACATCTTAGGGCATTTCTTACAGAAGAATGAGGTATGCCTCAGTTGGCACGATGGATTTGTTGTCAAGAAAGACTTGAAAGACGAACTCAACAGTGTTATGCTAGATGCTTACAAAGAAGTGACTGGTACAGAAAAGAATTGTAAGATTAAACAAGAGTATTAGAGAGGTGTGATATGAACAATTTCGATGTAATTAAAAACCATATGTTTGAAGATGAAGAGGTTGTCTTTAACAGTGATGACTTTAATGAATGTAAACGAGTATGTGATGAACTATCTAAGAACGCCTCTTATGGATATAGATATGCAGTTTATCCTAGTGAGGTTATGCTAGCTTATGGAGGACATAATTATGGAGTGGATTAGTGTAGAAGATAACCTTCCAGCATTAGGCGTTCCAGTATTGACAATCTTTAGATGCGAAGCTTTAGTGTTGGTACTCTGTGAGGAACATCCTTCTTATGAGGAAACCTTTGAACCTTTTGCGTATTGGAGTGAACCCTATAGTGGGATATTGGAACCTGACTGGTATGAAGTAACTCACTGGATGCCATTACCAGAATTACCTGAGAAGTAGAGGAGATAAAATGGGTGAATATGCAGAGTATTTCTTGTATGATGTTGCTGAAGAAGAGAACCTAATAGAAAACCAATACGATTTATCTTTGGAAGAAGCTTATGATTTAGGTTTAACGGATCACTATGGAGCTACGGATAGATTGCCTACATCTGGTTCAATGTCTCTAGAAAGCATTACGCAAGAGTTGGAACTATGTACAGCTCAGTTTGATAATTTATGCAGTAAGACTAATGGTTATTCTTATGATAATACCTTTACAGTGGTATTAAACAAATCTGCTGTAGAGAACCTTAAGAAAGCATCACCTACCTGTAATGTATGTAGCAAGCTTATGAAGAGTAGAACTGGAAAGTATGGTAAGTTTTATTATTGTTCTTGTGAGGGTCAACCTACAGTGAGTGATAGTTATTGGCAGAGTGTTAGAATTAAGTAGAGGAGATATAATATGTGGACAAGATTTATGGATATGCATTCAGGTGGTGGGTGTAAACTAGATTGGGAATACATCTACATAGAAGCACCTGAAGAGGAAGCTATAGAGGTATTTTCTAATAAGTTTGGTCGTGACCCAGAAGATGTTACGTGTGATTGTTGTGGACCTGATTATTGTATATCGGAGTATGACACACTAGAAGAAGCAACAAGGTATGATGTAATTTCTAGCTTAGAAGAATACCTTGAAAGAGATGACGTATTTGTTATGAATAATGTAGAGATTGGTTTAGATATGGTATTGGAGAAGATATTATGATAGTAACCAAAGTTAGATTAACAAAGAATTACGCACTCTTTAAGAAGTTACTCTTCAAAGACACGATCCTATATGTGTCTGGTGATTACCATGTAGAAGGTCATGGACGTTGCTCAGAGGTTTATTCTGAAGAAGGTACTTATCTAGGTCTTATAAGAGGTACATATGATAAGTTACCAGTAGATATAGTATGGGGTGATGAGTAATCTTAATAAATCCCTTGCAAGATTATCTTAGTAGTGTTATTCTTAGATGGTGTTTAATTGAGAGTAGATAATATGAACAATAAAGTTAATGTTCCTATAGGTAACTATGAAGAACCCTATATAGAGTATAAGCTTACAGATTTCATTGATAACTTAAAGGAAGATTTAAATAAAGTTCCTGAGAATTTTGTAGATCAGGCATATATAGAAATAGAAGCTAATACAGATATGTATGGGGATACTTCTGTGAGTCTTGGTATTTATTATAAGAGACCTAAAACAGAAGAAGAGTTATCTAAAGATTATGCGTTTATGCAGACACAGGAGTATAAGCAACGTGAAAGTGATTTATCAGAATATAATAGGCTTAAAGAGAAATTAGGATTGTAGGAGAAAAGATATTATGAATCTTATAAAATTAATACTACCTAGCCTTGTATTAGGACTATTACTTGCAGGGTTATCCTTGTGGTTGTATAATATATTTGGGTATGATATTAAGAACCACCCTGATAAGTTAGGTTTAATGATTGGCACTATTTTCGCTTTTATGTGTGGAGTTATGGCTGGAGTACACCCTGATTTCCATAAGGAGTAATTTTAAATATGAAAGAAACACCAGAGGACGAATACCGTATAAAGCCAATACTTAAAAGGTTTGACATCGAAGATGAACAACTCTATGAAGCTTTAGTCGAACAGTTTGATCGTGTATGTGGTGATTATATGAGGGTTACTAAAGATGTTAAGAATTCTATTAATTTGTCTATAAGTTGTGTCCTTAAGGTTTGTTTAGACTTTGATGAGGATGGTAAGAAACCTTTGAGAAAATCTATAAAGGACTTAGCAGATCAACTAGAAAGTTATTCACGTAAAGGGTGTTAGGGAGATATAGTTATGAACATTTACGAACACGAAGGTAAGTATTATACAGATAGAATAGACACACCTATCGACTCATACTACGAAGAAGATCCTTCTAAGTATCACTACATGGAGGTGGAATTAAATTCTTCCTTCGAGTGGAAGATACTTATGCGAGGGAGTTATCTTAGTAAGAGAGAACCTTTAGAAGTGGTTCCTGAACAAGAGTTAGGTTGACTTATGATGTGTATAATAGGTTGAATGAAAGAGAGGAGAACAATAATGAGCAATGAAAACATTAAAGAAACGACAGAACAAGTATTATCTACAGAAGCTATTTCTGAAAAGGTAGACGTAGTAGATAAACTTAATGATTCCCTTGTAAGGATGATCGAAGGTATTGAAGATGGAGCAGTATTCTTAAGTGGTGAGATCCCAGAATTTGTTAATCAACTACTTATGTGGCATCTTGTTAAGAATGGTCTGATGGCTATATTTGGTTTAATCTTTATAGGAATGTCTATATACACACTACATCTATGTTTAAAGTTCTTTAAAAAGGCAAAGAATGACCACAAAGAATGTAAAGAGTGGACTATGTACGGGAGCCATCCAGAAGTAACATCCAGTCTATATGATATTCATGGTTCTGTAATTATAGCCCCTCTAGTGTTATTTATTATAGGGCTACTAATGATGAACCTAGAATGGTTACAGATATGGATTGCCCCTAAAGTCTGGTTAGTTGAGTATATCACTACATTAGTTAAATAACTTACACGTTAACCCTAACAGAATCAATCCTAAGAGGTTATCTCTACAAGACCTAAGCTACCGTACCACTTAGGAGAACAACCTTCTTAGAATGCTTTATAAGAAATATTTTAAGAAAAGTTTTGTATTTTATTAAAATACCACTTGACAGATTTGAGATGTGATGTTATAGTGATGCTTTGATAATAAATTGCGATAAAACGCAGAGGAGTAAAATGACAAAATCAATCATAAGTATGGTAGCACCTGATGAAAGCGGTGTGTTAGTATTACAAGAGACGGTATTGAAAATCTTGGAGTCACCACATACAGATGAACTAACTAAACAGAAAGCTTTAGAAGTAATGGCTAAAGGTGTAACACCACCAGAACATATACATGTATCTGGTTGCAGCTTCGTCTGTCATGAAAACTCTTGCAAAGATCAAGAACTGGAGAAATCAACTGTAGACCAAACTGTAGAAGACTCTTTAGATAATTTTGCTGACTAGTGCTTGGTTTAAACCATTGCCTATGCGGTGGTAGCAAAACGGTGCGGTGTACATCGTAAGCAACAATACACCCGTAGTTAAGATGTATCTACGATACTCCTTGGCGGAGGTTAGTTCGCCTATGACGTAACAAGAACTAACACATATTTTAAACATTTACATAATCTACATTGTAGATATAATATTAATAACAGGAGCAGTATATGTCTAGATGTAGAGCATGTAACCGTATGATAGATATATATGATAAGAACGCTGTATTAGAATTCCCTTCAGATAGTGAAATCTTAGAAGCATTGTACGATTTAGATGAAGAAACATTAGAAGAGTCTTTCAACAAAGAACCTAATAGCGTTCGTGAAGAAGAAGACCTATGCAGTCATTGTCGTGTAGAGGTGATTAACTCAGTGCGATACTCAAGAGAATATGAACACGAAGATGTAGTGAATGACCCTCTAAGAGAAATATTTAATAACTAAATTATATTATTCTCTTGACAAGACTCTAATTATATGATATAATACTAGGTAGATTATTTTTATGTATATCTCTTTCTTGGTATCCATAAGAATAAAGATTTATCAGAATTACATATAAAGGAGCCTTTATGAGACCTCTATTGGAAGATGAGGCTAAAAAGAATAACCGTAAAGCATTCACCAAACTTCTCAAACGCTGTGGTGAAAGCCTCCCTAAAGCTCTCGATACCATCCTAGATATTATGGATGATCCTAATGCACCTATCACGTCAAAACTCCAAGCAGCTCGTACCGTTATAGATTTAGTATCTAGCGGTGATAAAGTCTTGAAGAGCTACTTAGAAGATAGGCTTGAGAATGAATACGGTAAAGCCAAACAAACTAAAAAGAAAATCATTGAAGAAAACCCAGAATTAGATGAAGAGACTGAAGTGGTTGTTTCTATTACAGGCACATAAACAGACCTCTCTATCATAGGAACCTAATACGTTCCACATCAACAAGAATCTCTCCCAACCTTCCATATTAAGCTATATCCTCGTAGCTATCTCTTATCTATACCTTTAGATATCCCTATTAAGCTATCACGCTTATTGGAACATATTTCTCCTCTGCCAAGGATGGCAACCCTCTTCTACTGTTTATCTGTAGATCTTCTATATAACATGAGTATTCTTGTACAACACTAAAAGGATACAACATGGCACTCCCTCTTATACCAATACTAACTACCCTAATATCCCCTGTCACAGATTATCTTACACGAAGACAAGACAGAAAGCAATTACAACAACAAGCAGAAGCAAAGATTACACAGTCACGACTTGACAATGACAAAGCTATAGAACTATCTATACATGAGTGGGAAGCCATAAATGTAACTAAACAGGATAGCTCTTGGAAGGATGAACTTGTAACGTTAGTCTTCCTATTACCTATCATTATGATCTTCGTAGGGAGTATCTATGGAGCCTTCACTGGTAATATGACACTACTAGAAGGAACTCTCAAAGGTATTGAAGCCTTAAAGGAACTCGGGATAGACTTCGGTACAATTACTACTACTGTGGTGTTCGCTGCTGTAGGTATCAAAGCTGTTAATAGATTCAAATAAGAGGTATGTATATGAGTTTTAAGTCATTCCTAAGAAGACAACACGATAAAGATAATCAGGATAAGAACGATGCCAGTAAACCGTAAATTTAGAAGGATGGGCTGCTTCAGAGGTATGCGTCAATGTGTCCTTAGAGGCTTCCCTGAGAGTCAGTATAAGTGGTTAGGTCGTGGTAGGTATGGACGTATGAGGTTGGGATCTAATAAGAAGTGCTTTGGGGTTGGCTGGAGGAGTGTGTGCTAGATATATTAAAACTATACGTGTGGCTACCCTTTGTACTGATCGGAACTGTATGGGCTTCTGCTGTGTTTGTTATCTATGGAGCCTACTTTGAGTTATTCTTCTTATGGTTCTGTACTTGGAGGTGTACCTTTGACTTGGTGGGGACTTTAAGGATTATATTGAGAGGTGTTGTTTGAAGTATTTATATATAATTCATAATAGTGTTAATGATAAGAAGTATGTTGGTGTTTCAATAAGACCTGATGAAAGGTTTAAACAACATAAAAGAAGAGAAGGTTGCCCAGCTCTACGTAGTGCAATGAAGAAATATGGCACTGACAAATTCAGTATGGAACTACTTTGTGTAGGTGATGCAGAAACAATAGACCAGTTAGAGATTGAAGCTATACAGTTGTTCAATTCAGTAACACCTAATGGGTATAATGTATCGTTAGGCGGTGAAGGTGCTAAGTACATACAATGGTCAGATGAACAAGATAATCTTTTATATACGCTTAATAACATTACTGTAGCTAAACTTTTAAATATAGACCAGAATACAGTAGCTAGACGGAGGAGATTCTTAGGTATACCAAATATACCTCAAGATTTTAGTTGTAAGGAATTTAATATAACTAAAGATGTTGAAGAAATATTCAGAGACACATCTATAACTATTAACACTGCGGCTAGAAAAGTCGGATGTGATAAAGCAACTGTATCAAAGTTTAGAAAGAAACATAACATAGGTCTTGATATAGGTGTACGTAAGGTAAATGGTGATCTAGTAAAGTTTGAACTTACAGAGGATATCATAGAGGAATATAAAGAGGGTAAACCTTATAAGTTTTTCAAAGAAAAGTATGGTATATCAAGAAGCTTGTTTAACAGACATAGATCAGGTCTTAAACTAACAGTTAGTAATGCGATTGTTTGGACAGAGGATATGTTAGAAGTGTTATTAAATAAAGAGTACACTGTAAGTAAGAAAGCAAGATTACTAGGATTGAATTACCGTACAGTAGAGAAAAAGTTGAGGAAGATACATGACAAAAAAGAAACAAATAGTATTGAGTCCTCAGAAAGGACCTCAAGAAGAATTCCTTAAAAGAAAAGATGAGGTGTTCCTTGTTCTCTTTGGTGGAGGTGCAGGTGGCGGTAAAGCACTAAGGGATGACCAACTAGTTTTAACTCCTACAGGTTGGGTGCAGATATCAGATTTAAAGTTTGGTGATGAAGTTATGACACCAGACAATGAAGTAACTAATGTTACAGGAGTTTATCCGCAAGGTAAAGTAGATCTATATGAAGTCACTTTATTAGACGGCAGGAAGTCGATCTGCTGTGGTGATCACTTATGGGAGTGTTGGGATGCACGTAGAGCAAAGAGAACAGTAAGAAAGACTTCAGAGCTTATAGAACGTATTAAGCATATAAATGTATTATTACCAACTGTAGAGGAGATAGATTACTTATCAGAGTACCAAACAGAATTACCTTTAGATGCTTACGTGTTGGGCGCTTTATTAGGTGATGGAGGTATGAGTAGCGACAGTGTTAGTTTTACAACTGCTGATGAGTTCTTTATTAAAGAGTTCATTAAGTTAGGTGTAGATATTGTTAAGTGGAATAGTGGTAAATACGCTTACGGTATTAGAGGTTTAAATCCTACACTAAGATCGCTGAATCTTATGTTTAAGACTTCTCATACTAAATTCATACCAGATATCTATAAGAAAGCTTCTATACAAGACCGTAAGAATCTTATACAAGGTTTGATGGATACAGATGGTTATGTCTCTAAGGAAGGTAAACTTTACTATTATACTGTTAGTGAACAACTTGCAAAGGACTTCCAAGAGGTTGTCAGAAGTCTAGGGGGTTCAGCAACTATAACAGATAAGTATACTAAGTATAACGGTAAGCGTGTTAAGTCTTATAGTGTTTATATCAAATACAATGAGGGTAAAGAGCTTGTAAGATTACCTAGAAAGAGAAACCTTGCAAGGACTAAGAATACACATAACGGTGTTCGTATCAAGAGTATTGATAAAGTTGAATCTGGTGAGGCAACTTGCATTAGTGTGGCTTGTCCTAAGAAATTATTTATTACGAATGACTTCATAGTTACTCATAATACGTATGGTATACTTTTAGACAACCTTCTATATATCAATGATCCAAATTATTTCTCTGTGTTCTTTAGACGTACACTTGTTGAGTTGAAGACGAATCTGTTCCCCGAGATGTTGAGGTTAGCAGAACCATTCTTATTCTATCAGAGCGGTCCAAACAAAGGTAAGCCTAAAGGTAAGGCACATATAAGCCTTCAAGATTACACAATAACATGGCCATCTGGTGCTAAGACAACTTGTGCATATTTAGATCTAGAAAAAGATTCTGACAAATGGTATGGTGCTGAAATATCAAGAGCTTACTTTGATGAATTCCAGTTTACAAGAGAATATTGTTTCGATGTAATACGTTCTCGTATGCGTTCTAAAGCAAAGATAAAATCTTGTATCAGGTGTACATTGAACCCAGACGATTCACACTTCTGTTATAACTACGTTAGAATATTCTTAGATGAGGAAGGATTCCCAATCCCAGAGTATAGCGGTAGAGAAGCATTCTTCTTAATACATGACGGTGTGACGTACACAGCTTGGACTAGAGAGGAATTACTTGAGAAGTTCCCTGAGAAAAAAGGCGGTATAAAGAACTACACTTACATACCTTCTACCCTAGAAGATAACGCTATCCTTATGAATTTAGAAGCTGATTATAAAGCCACACTAGATTCATTACCAGAAGCAAAGCGTAAGCAGCTCTTATTAGGTTGCTGGCACGCTAGTCAGTCTGAAGGGGAGTATTTCCGTAAAGATTGGGTTAAGATGGTAAATGGTTCTGCTGAGAATGCTACTAGGTGTAGAGCTTGGGATTTAGCTGGTGTAGAACATGATCCTAATAGTACAGGGTATGCTAAGAATCCAGACTGGACTGCTGGTGTACTTATGAGTAAGAGACCTACTCCGAGCGGTGTACCTATCTATAGGGTTGAAGATGTAATTAGGGATCGTAAATCTATTGGTGATATCGTTAGCTTGATAGTACAGACTTCTGTAGAAGATGCAGAACTATACGGTGATAAGTATTCAGTATTCATCCCTTCAGATCCAAACCCTTCAGCAACAGCCTTCGCTAAAGATATTGTTAGCAAGTTAGTTGAGAAAGGTATCAAGGCGTACACTTCAAGTAGTAGGGATAGCAAGATAGACAGATACTTACCATTCTCTTGTGCTTGTCAGAACGATCAAGTTGAGGTTACAATAGCTCCTTGGAACAAAGAATATTTCCTTGAGTCTGAAAAGTTAACCTCTGACAGGTTGAAACAGAAGAAGCAAAAGGATGATCAGGTGGATGCTACTAGTGATGCGTTTATAAGATTAAACAGTACTCGTGTTGTACCAGTCCCCACCTTACCAGCATCTTCTCAATCGACAGCAACCCGTTTAGATGAGCTTCGAAGGGACACTGGCAGAGGATTACCTAACGTGAATGACCTTAAGAAGAACCGTTAGAAGATGGATACCTAAAGGTTTCCTAAAGGGTCTTGTCAAGCCTTATTTCGTTAAATTTACATTTCTTTTAAGAAAAAGCTTGACAAGATTTACTTACCGTGTTATAATAATAGGGTAAAATTTACAGAGTAATCTAAAAAGAGGAGAGAATATGAGTACTGAGGAATTTATAGGCGGGGGTTGCACTTTACATATACCTAGAGGTATTTTAGATAAAGCTGCTAAAGACAACGAATCTCCTGAAGCAGTCCTTTTGAAAGATTTAGAAAAGGATGCAGCTCTTATTTCTGATGGTACTGAAAAGTATTTGGTACTCCCAGATGTAAAAGGTTTTAGATTAACCTCTACTAAGTCAGTATAAAAAGTTTATAGTTCTCCCTAAGAAGAGGCGGCTACCTGAGACTATCTTAGAAGGTATGTTTGCAAGCGAGGGGATATAATAGTCTTTAACGTATTAGGGGTGGATTGGATAGAGCCTACCGTATATACTTTAATTAGTATTACGCTTACGCCCCCTAGAACTATTTCTTATACGATAAGCCCTGAACCTTCATGCTAAAGGGTGTGCGATTGACTGCACTTAAGAGATTCACTGCTTAGAGGGAAATACTTAATAGTATTAACTTCTGAAGTGTGGACTATACCAATAGGCTGTAGAGGGGCGTATCACTCGACTACAAGCGGCAGGTAGATATATCTTACTCTTTAGTACTTTATAGATACCACTGATACATTACAACAGTTTCTCCTCAGACACCTTTTAAGTTTCCCCTTTAATGGCTCTCACCATGTTTACGGCTTAGAAGGTGTCGTCCCATTCTCTATCAATTCCTACCATATCAAAGGAACACTTAATGGCTGAACAGTCAAAGAAAACGCCTAAGACGAATTATTTAAGGCGTAATAAAAGTAGGAATAGTAATAAGAATAAGAATAACACTATTCAGACTCCCGTACAGAAAGCAGACACAGAAGATTTAGTTATCGAAAAGGAAATCAACGGACAGTCTGTAGTAATTAAAGGTACTTCCAATTTAGATAGACCAGTCTCAAGATTAGGTTCTAAGCAGAAGTCCTACCCAGCTCTATCTGTTACAGGTGGTAAGATAACAGAAGAACGTATTAAAGATTTACAGTATCAGAATCTATATAAAACTGTCAATGAGATGGTGAACGATGATGCTGTAGCGTTAGGTTACTTCACTAAGAGAGCGTTATTACAGATAGCACTTTCTAAGGCTCGTATCAAGAAAGGTAAGAGTACTTCTCCTCAAGCTAAAGAAGCTTACGAATTTATAAAGTGGGTGTTCGATAATATTGATCAGTCTTGGTATGATATTATAAGTAACATCACTACATATCCTAAATATGGTTTCTCCTTACAAGAGATTGTACTCACCACGATCAAAGAGGGTAAGTATGAAGGTAAGAAGAAGCTTAAGAGATTGTCCCCTATATCAGCCAAGTCTGTAGAAGATTGGGTCTTTACAGATGACCAGAGAGAGTTGTTAGGTATTACACAATCTACAGCTTGGATGAATGACACTGGAATAGCTGGCACAAACACTTTTAAAACTGCTACAGAATTTAGAAGACAAGACAATAAAACAGATATTGCAATACCTATTGAAAGGTTACTACACTTTGCTTACAACGCCGAAGCTAATAATCCTACAGGGGAATCTCAGTTTAAGAGAGCCTATATAGCTTGGCGTGAGAAGACCCTTATTCAGGATCTAGCTCTTGTTGGTGTATCTAAAGATATGTCTGGTGTAATTCATATAGAGATACCTTCCGAAGTACTGGTCAAAGCAGCTAACGATCCAACCTCTCCAGAAGCAGACCTAGTAAACCAGATGGAAAGGGATGCAGCTAACATATCAGCCAACTCTCAAGCTTATTTTATTACTGCTTCTGATGTAGATGAAGTTGGTAAGAATAAACTATACAGTATGACCTTGAAGGGTGTTGAAGGCGGTAGTAAGAACTATGATGCAGATGCTATGGTGTCTACTCGTAGGAAAGCTATCTTAGACATCTTTGGTGTAGGCTTCATTGATAATAACTCTAACAGTTATAATAGCTCTGAAGCTGGTGCTAACTTTCATGAGCTGTTACTTGAGAGTGAATTAAATTTCATACTAGAACAATTCAACAGTAAACTTATCCCAACACTTCTAGCAGTGAATGGCTTTAGAGTGGACTCTGATGAAGCTCCTTATATGGAAGCTGGTAACGTTACAGAACGTTCAAGAGATGAGACCTCTAAGTTTATCCAACGTGTATTCGCTGTTAATGGTATCCCACGTACTAAAGAGATCATCTTAAAGCTTGTTGAAGATTCAGGACTACCTACAGAGGAACTTGAAGATTTAGAGACTGAAGAGATATGGGAACTTATGGGGTGGAATCCAGAAGATAAACCTACTAGCAGATCTTCACAAGGGATGGAAAACGGGATGCCTAATGGCACTGGAAATGCAGATGGCAGTTCTGGTGATAGTAGCTCCTCTAACAATGAGAATGCTGAGTAATGAAGTTAACAATACAAGAATTAAAACAAATAGTAAAATGGGTGGGATATACAAATCCATCATCACCTAAGAAATACCTTAAGGAGTAACGATGGCAGGTCCACTACAGAGACTCACCTCTAAGTTGTATGACACACCACACATTGTAACACAATCCCGATTAGATGACATCTTTGGTTATCTAGAAGAGCGTAACTTACGTCCTCATGACTTCCCAACTGATCAAGAACTCGTTAATGAATCAGCTCGCATTAAAGGTGAGTATGAAGCTACAGAGTTACAGATTGAAGATGGTATCGCTACATTAGACTTAAGAGGTACAACAGTTTACAGAGAGTCTGCTATTGATGCTTTCTGTGGATTGGTATCTTATCAGGGTTTGGTACGTAATATTGATACGTTAGTTTCTCGTAAAGATGAAGTTAGCTTATTAGCTGTATTCATTGACTCACCGGGTGGTGAAGCCTTTAGAGCATTCGAAGCAGGTCGTTCTGTTAAAGAGAAACTTACTCAAGCTGGTATACGTTCAGTAGCTTACGTTGATGGTATTGCTGCTAGTGGTGGTTATGTATTAGCTAGTGCTTTCGATGAGATTGTAGCTAATCCAGATAGTGAAGTAGGTAGTATTGGTGTTCGTGTAGCTCTACGTAATCCTTCACAAGAAGAAAAAGATAGAGTTCTGTATGTAACAGCAGGTGAGAATAAAGTTCCATTCGATGCAGAAGGTAACTTCACAGAGAGCTTTATTAATAAGATTCAAACAGGGATCAATGAAACATATGACACGTTCGTTACTTATGTAGCTGATATGCGTGGTATGACTCGTGAAGCTGTTATCGATACAAAGGCAGATACTTTCTCAGCTAAACGTTCATTAGAGATGGGCTTGATTGATAAAGTTATGACAGGTGATGAGTTTGTAAACTACATTGCTGATTTAAAAGATTCAAGTACTAAGAGTGGTAACTTACTAACTGTTAGTGCTGACACAGATTCTCGTATAGAGGATGATTCCGTTGCAGAAGATTCTATTGTGGTTGAAAGCAACGAAAACTTAAATGTCGAGGAATTGTCCTCAGACGATACTACTATTGAAAATGGAGACATAATGTCTGATAAAGAATTAAGCCAACTTGAAGTGATGGAAAAGACCATTGCAGATATGCAAGCTCAAATGACTACTCTTACAGAGGCTAATGCTAAGTTAGCTGCTGAAAAGGTTGCTGCTGAAGAAGCTGCTGCTGAAGAGTTAGCTCGTAAACAAGAAGCAATTGATGCACAAGATAAAGAAGCTTATGGTGAATTCCTAAGTGGTTTATCTTTTGTTTCTGATAAAGAAGCTATGACCGATACGTTATTCAAGATTGATCGTTTTGAAGCTCAAATGGCTGATGTTATCACTAGCGCTTTAACTGATGCACAAGCAGCTATCGATGCTGTTCCTGAGCAAATTTCTGTAGCGGCTCCTGAAGAAGAAATCGCTGAAGAAGCCTCTGAAGATGAAGCTCATGTATCTCGTGTAGCATCTCGTCTTAAGAACCTAACAAACAAATAAGAATAATAAGAGGATAATATAATGGCTAACGTTGGCTCTAAAAAAATTCGTTCTGGTGATGTAATCCAGTATGAACAAGCTCCACAGTTTGGTTTCTCTCGTGAAATGGCAACTGTTCAAATCGAAGCAGGTATGCGTGTCGGTGCTGTAGTTCAATGGGTATCTGGTAACTCTCGTTACGAGTGGGTTGCTGATGCAGATGTTGCTACACTTGACGCTGATGTACGTATCTTAGTAGATGATTACTTATACGATAAAGATTTAAGCACTGTTCCTGTTGACCTTGAACTTGCTACATTAATGGATGATTCAATTGTAGGTCGTACTTTCTTACAGTACGCTGATACAGTATCAGGTCCTAATCAATTAATCGTTGAAACAGCATTGAAAGATCGTAATGTTAAAGTTACTGATCAAGTACCTGCTAATTCTTAATCCATAATAATAATTATAAGAGGTTTAAAACATGGCAATTTCACGTTCACATAACGATGTAAATCGTTTCGTAGACCACACAGCTACAGTATCAGAGATGCCTAATCTGTATGGTTTATTCAACCAGATGGGTTTATTCACTGAGGTAGGTATCCGTTCTACTTTCGTTCAATTCTGGAAAGAGTATCACACTGTAAGCTTACTTCCTTCTGCTCCTCGCGGTGGTCGTGGCTTCGTTAAAGGTAAAGACAAAAGCGCTGACCTTTTCGTATTGAACACAACTTTCTTCAAGTACGCTGATCATATCACTTCTGAAGATATCCAGAATTACACTCAAGTTTCTAGCACAGAAGAGCCTTTAGAAGAAACTGAAGCTAATATCGTTGCAGATAAGCTACAAATAGGTCGTGAACACTTCGATCAAACTATCGAGTATATGAAGTTCAATGCGGTTACTGGTATCTCTGTTAACCCTGATGGTGATGTACTTGCTAACATGTTCACTGAATTCGGTGTCACTCAAGATGTTGTCAACTTCGACTTAGGTAATGCATCTAGTAATATCACGAAGCATGTATCTGAATTGAAGCGTATTGTTGCAGCTAACCTTAAGATGGGTCGTAATTTAACAGACTTATTCTTAGTAGTTGATAAGCAATTCTTCGATGATTATGTTAACCACGCTGATGTAGTTGATCGTTGGAATCAATACAACAATGCTGGTATGCAACGTAACCGTGACAACCTTCAAGATTTCCGTGAATGGGGTGCAATTTCGGTCTTTGAAGACCGAGGATTAACCCTAATCGAGTATAACCCGGAGTTCACATTACCAGATGGTACTACTACTAACGTACTGACTGCTGGTGAAGGTATTGCAATTGTTCCGGGCTTCACAGGTGCTAATGCAATCTACCGTGGCTACTACGCTCCTTCTGACAAGAAGTCTGATGCTAACCGTCCGGGTAACGAATTGAACGCTTGGGAATACACAGATGATCGAGATACTTATACAGATATCGAGATGCAGTCTGCACCATTGTTCTTCAATACTCGTCCGGGTATTGCTGTTAAGGTTACTGATCAGCCTTAATAAATGATAAGAGGGTTTTGTCCCTCTTCTCTACTTTACATAAATACATTTTCAAGTTATAATATTCTTAAGTGTATTTATATAAGGTAACAATTTTGAAAGATAATTATTTAAACGAAGCAAGACTAGGTGAACACTTAAAAGTTATTTTCCCTGATAATGAATTTGTTCATGATAAACCAGTGCCTGATTCTTCTAATAAAAGAAGACGTCCAGATTATAGATGTGATGAGCTAATGTTAATAGTGGAGTTCGATGGTATATCACATTATCAAAATATTAATATTATACTTTCTGATATTGAAAAAGATAAAGATTACTCTTCTTTAGGTTACAGAGTACTACGCATACCTTATTTTGTACAACTGGACAAAACCACTACATATAACATATTCGGAATAGCTTTAGAAGAAGAGCTATACAGTTACCCTCAAGGTTTTATAGATAAGAAAGCAACTTTGCCAGCAAGCTTCTGTTACAATGGTTTGATGAAGTTTGAAGAAGACTTAAAAAGATTCTACTGGCTATCTCCTGATATACTATACAGCTTAGAAAGTAAGATACAGGAATTAGGTGAAGAGAGAGTCTTGCCAAAACCTTTACTACATTTGATAACTCAATAACAATACCCTCTACGCCTCTATGATAAGCGTACCAGAGAGGGTTTCTTTACATAAGAGTATTCCTGACGAGTCCCACTTAGAAGTGTTCTTATATAAAGTATTTGATACATAGAATATTCATTACAAGATAGGATATAATAATGGCGTTAGTTAATACAGTTGTAGCATCTACAACAAACGGTGCAGAGTTTCAACAATCAGATAGTGAGTTCTCTGTTGAGGTTAACCCGTCACTAGGAAGACACCAAGTAGGTGTATTTACAGATGTAACCCCTACAGCGGGAACTGCTTCAGTTTTTTATGAAGTATATAAAAATGTATACCTACCTGTAAAAGAAGAAGGTGTTAATAAAGTTATAGATCTAACAAACCCTCAAACATTTAGCATGGACGTCCATACAGCCAGTTTTAAGTTTGTTCTCTCAGGTTTTGATGCTGACAAATTTGTGGGTGCATCGATTTACTCTAAGAATGATTTATCCTAGGAGTGATCTATGAGCGTAAGAAACATAGAAGCTGTCACATTAGGTAATTCTTCTTCTGACTTACCTACAAAGGTATTCACACCAAGCGACCCTACAGGCAGTAAAGACGTAGCAGCAGAGTTAGAACAGTTTGTTACCAATAATCAAGGTAAGACAATTAGAGTAGATGGTGTTACTATCTTGCTTAATGATTTTGGTAATAAAGGCTTCCTTAAAGCTACAGATGATATCTTAATAGATTTCACTAACAGTACTATCCTTTACGATGAAGGTGAGGTTAGTATGTGGTTAGATAACAGCGGTAATGCTTCTTCAGAAGTCGGTGTAGCAAGTGTAATAGATACCACTATTAATTCTGTTAGCGGTGTTACTCAAATTACATTAGACTCAACATTAAACGCTAAAGCACATGATTGGATAGCTATATATTCAGATGATGCTAACCCGTCTAGAGCTGGTGGTAAGCTTGGTGAGATAATGCAAATCTCAGAGGACGAGTCAGGTCTAGTTATAAACTTAACAGGTAAGCTTGGTAGGACTTCACTGTATAGTACTAATGTAAGGGCAAGACTATTAGACAGTACTCGTAAATGCCAAATAATAGGCGGTACGTGGAAAGCTAATGGTGATACTGATAACCCTGCTATTACTGACAGAGAGCAAGCTCTACATATTCAAGGCTTTGTAAATGCTAGACTAACTAATCTAACCTTTGACGCCCCTTGGGCACAGGGTGTACAAGTTCAATGTACAGCAGCAACAATTGTAGACAACCTAGAGATACGTAACACTCTTAATATGGGTAACTTCCAAGGGTTCTCTTATGGTGTTGTTCTTTACGGTATGAATGGCAGTAGTATAGTTAAGAATACTGTAGCTAGAAACTGTAGACATCCCGGAGGTACTACTGATGGCAATACAGCTTCTTCTACTTGGTATCAATTAGGTTTCCCTACATATTATAAGTTCCTGAACACAGCAGGCTATAACTGTTATGGTTCTATAGGGGACTCTCATGAAGAGGGTATGTATGGTCTGTGGGATGGTCTTTGGGATCACAACCCTATACAAGATGCTAATGGAAGTTTCGTAGGAAGATTATTCCAAGGTCGAGCTGCTTTTGAAACAGTACGTAATTTCGCTTCAATAGGTGGCTGTAGAGGTATCTCCTTTGATGATATAGACCACGGAGTTCTTGACGTTGTAGTTGTACAGAATGGTACAGTACGTAATAAGAATAATAGTGCGGTTAATGCAGAAGCTATCTATCTAGCAGATAACACTAATACTAATAAACGACATTACAAGATTTCTAATGTAGAAATTGAGAAGGTCGATACAGGTATTTATGCAGGTAGAGAAAACATTATAACCTTAGATAATGTTAAGGTTAGCGGTAGTGAAGAGTATGCAGAATGTAGACCGGGCTGTGACATAACTGTAACTAATATGGTTAATGACCATAGAAACTCTGATGCTGCTGGTGCTACTTATGTATTCCAATGTCGTTCTGATGTAACTTCAGGAGGATGCTCTGTAAGAATACTTGATAAACCTGTAATCATGAAAGGTAATTCTTCTAACAGACCTTCTGCACTGTTTAATGAAATAGATACTAATGCTAATAAGACTGTATGGCATAACGGTATCATACAATATAACCCAGATGGTGTTACAGATATATTATCTAAATCTTCTGGTAGTACTACTTTTGTCAATGCAACAGATATTGTAGAAGTAGCTTTATAGATAGGATACCCTCTAAGCTTATAGAGGGTTTCTTTACATAAGAATATTTATAGTATGCGTATAAAATACACCTTAAAAGTGTTCTTATATAAAGATAGAAACCTATACAGACCAACCTTACAATTTAACATCCTCATTAACAAACCTTAAAAGGAGATATTGTGACAGACAATATTAAACGGATTTTAGGCTTTGTATTAACCTTCACACTCTATACCCTCTTTGGTTTACTCCTCTTAGATAACCCTTATCTAGCTTCATTCTTCTTAGTTACATTCTTAGGTATGCTCTTTGGTAATAACACCATTAAAGAGTATTGCACTAATGTATGGTTCCAGATAGATGTATTAGCAGGCAGTGTATTCCACTTTAAGAAGAGACGTACAGTTAGTGGTATTACTGGTGAGAGAGCTATTAATGAAAGGTATGGAGCTATTATCATGGAGAAGCTTATTAATAAACTCTTCAATGATGACCTCCACTGTAGAAGAGCCTACTATCACGAGATTAAGCTTATAGAGTTTGAAGACTCTTTAAAAGAAAAACAGGAATAAGAGATGTCATTACTTCAAGATATTATTGATGAACTAAACACTGGAAGTTATTCTTCTGATGATGTGACAGCTCTTGGAGAGTTGCAAGCTTCGGGTATAATGAATCAAGGACCTGCTCCTGCTGGTTTAGTATTAACCTATTTAGCTGAAATTGGTAAGTTACAAACTGTAGAGGATATATCTAATAATAGTTCTCATCCTCTACAGAACGCTGCTAAAGCTGTAGTAGTTACATATTCTAATCGTACAGAGTTTGAGTTTCAGAAACCTACTGTACAAGCTATGTGCCAAGCCTTCGTAGATCTAAAACTAGACGGTAATCCTTCTAATGGCGTTGATGATGGTATTCTCACACAAGTAGAGAAAGATAACTTAGAAGCTATTGGACAGACTCCTAGATTTGAACAAGCTACATTAAGACTTGTTAGGGAAGCTCGTGGTAAGACAAATACTCAGACGTTAAACTATGAAGTGAATAAGAATATCAAGCTAACTGTTACAGATCCTCTACATGAAAGTGTTCGTCCTTATATAACTTATAGTGATGGTGTGGCTGCTGATAACTTACCTCTTGGTGCTACGGTAAACATAGATGGTTCTAAGCTGTATTATGAAGTAGACTTGAAGAACTTAAGATTAAAACTTAGAGGATCAACTGTATTCACTATCGAGCTAGGAGCGCCTAATAGTTTTACCGTTGAGATGGTGTAGGTATGCCGTGGGCTTTACAATTTGATGGTGTTGATGATGTGCTTGTCGTACCATGCAGTAGTACAACAGTAACAGCAACAATAAACATAAAACTTGGCGATGATATCCCAGCTTGGGCAGGAACAAATACCTATCTATTTGATGCAAGGTTAAGTAGATCGGCATATATATATAGAGCGGCATCCAATGGCAATGTATATTCAAGCAACGTTTCAAATTTTAAAGTTAACGGTGCGTCAGTTGGTGTTGCTGATCTATTTTCTGCGGTGGCTGGTGATGTTTTATCTTTTGATTCAGATGTTAGGTTTAATTTTAAATTATTCAATAAGTACGATGAGACTAGCGGTCTGGCTGGAGCGGTTGAGTATGTTGAGCTGGATTATGGCAATGGAGTTATACAGCGCAATGACGCAACAGCCAGCGACCATAGCAACACAGGACAGCAGCCTGTACTAGTTGATACCGTTGGATCCAATGACGCTACAGGTGTTAATATGCCGACAGACGGTAGCGCTTGGGTTGATCTTGGAGGTGGTGCTACACAACTCTTAGTAGATAACTCCTCTCAGATACAAGTTTTAGGGGTATCAACGTTAGATACTACTACAGGTTTAATAACGGATAATGCTTTCCAAGAACAAACAGTAGAGAATGTAACACTAGTGAGTGGTGCTACCAGTTTGTCCGTGTTTAGCTCCTTCCAAGAACAATTCTTAGATACGGCTACACTAGATACTACAACTGGTATTACACCTGATAGTTTAGAGCAATTACAATTACTTAACACTGTTACGTTAGATACTACAACTGGTATTACACCTGATAGCTTAGCTCAAGTACAGATACTTGAAGCTGCCCTATTAGATACTACAACTGGTATTGTTCCTGATAGTTTATCGCAGACACAGGTGTTGGATACAGCATCACTATCGTCAGGTACCAATATCTTAGTAAGTAACCTTCAGCAATTACAATTCACTGAAGAGGTCTTGCTAGATACGCTCACTGGGTTACTTGTTAATAACTCTTTTCAAGATCAGACAATCACTAATGTCTCCCTCGGTGTTGGTACATCATTACCCGTATCTGATATAGCCCAAGAACAATTCTTAGATAATGTTGCGGTAGATACCTTAACGGGTTTGCTTGTAGATAATACACACCAGACACAGCAAGTAGCTAATGCAAGTTTAGACACTGCAACTGCGTTACTAACTGATAGCTTAGTACAACAACAATTCTTAGAAGGTGTGTTACTAGATACTACTACGGGTGTTATACCTAACAATACTATACAACTACAGATTGTTGAAAATGTATCCTTATCTACCGATGGGGTATTATTAGCAAGTAGCTTGATACAAGAGCAGTTCTTACAAGGTACTACTGTAGACACCACTACAGCACTACTAATAGATTCTACGTATCAAGATCAGACTGTAACGAATGTTTCTTTAGATGCTAATATAGATTTATTAGTTGCATCTGCATATCAAGAACAATATACACAAGAATCCTCTTTAGACACTACTACCAACATTATACCTCATAATAGTTTTCAAATACAGACGGTAACTAATGTAACATTTGGTGATGATGTAGTAGTTGTAGATAACTCCTATCAAGAGCAATATTTACAAACTGTAGTCGTGATTACTGATGACTCTGTTTATCCAGATAGTTCTATACAATTACAATTTGTAGATACCGTGTTCTTAGGTGATAAGGTTAATGGTTATATTACCCTAACTATTACAGAACAAAATAACATATTTGATGTTCAGGTACAAGAGTTATCTGAAATCTTTAGTGCAAACATTTATATTAATTAAAAAAACGAGGATGAAATGGCTAAAGCTATACCTGATGCTATTATAGATTTACAATTAGGCGTACTAGAAGGTGATTCAGTTAATGTTAACTCTGCTGAACCTACAAACTACACCGAAGCAACCTCTACTTTCCAGCTTGCTTCACAACCGATCACTGGTGCCAACTTTACTTATGCTGCTGGAGATGTTAGTGGTCGTAAATGGACATTAACACCTGCAACAGGCACTAACATAGATAACTCTGGTACAGCTACTCATGTATCTATCACTAACTTAGGTGATACAACTTTGAGGTTAGTAACTACCTGTACATCTACTGCATTAACAGCCACTAACGCTGTAGATATTAATGCTTTCCAACATGAAATTCGTGACCCAGCTTAAGGAAATAAAACATGACAGTTGAAATTAAATTAATCAAAGTAGTAATGCTAGAAGATTACAAACACGGTCGTGAAACTCTATGGAAAGGTAACTCTTATCCATTAGAAGAGCATGTTGCAGAAACTTTATTAGATGCTGGTGTATGCTCTACAGAGGGTCGTGAAGTTAAAGAACGTGCTACAGGACCTTTCAAGATCTACCCGATGACTGTAGACCCGCAGTAATAATATAGGAGGAGCTTATGCCATCTCCTAATAATACATCTTATGTTATTGTTAAATCTATACGTAATCAATCTACTGGTGAGATTATCAACGATGCTACTGTAACATTAATAGTATACGACTCTAATGATATCCCTATGACAGGTGATACCTTCCCTAAAACACTAACATATATCCCTGATAGTAAAGGTCAGTATGAGGCTACATTATCGGATAGTATCCCTTGGGTTGTTGGAGAGGTCTACACCTACGAGTATACGGTTTTGTGGATGGGATTAAAAAGAGTCGTTACTTGCACTAAGACTGCTACAGAAGATACTTGTGGTTGTTAATATTACTAACAAAGGTTAGTAGACTAATTTTAATATAACATAATCATTTAATGGAATGTACACGACAGATGATTTCTCTCAAAAGAGGACATTATGTCAAGCGCGAATTATGTTGTAGACGACACAGCTTATACATTAGTATCAGCTACAGATAATGTGTTACAGAATAAATCTTCTGTGCATGTTAGAGTTATATTCTCTACAGTGCTTCCTGCTGTAGATGATGATAGTTATTTCTCAATACCACCCAATCAAGGTTTTGTTACCAAAGATGCACTCCCTGTAGGAAACACCTATGCAAGAGCTGAAGAAGGTACTGCTAACGTTGTGGTCGGGGAGGGATAACTATGATTCTTATTCAAGAATACTTAGTCAATTGGATTATCAATCCAGAAGAACTTATTACTAGAACTACTCCTACTTTTCCTTGGATTTTAGATACAGGGCAATGGACGGACTCTGCGTTCTGGTTAGATAATTCAGTATGGATAGACTAATATGGCTAAGATATCACAAGTAAATAACGGTGATACTGGCTTAGTATCCCGTAATAAATTAAACGAAGCAATTGAAACTGTAGAAGTAGATGGAACCACTGTAGCAGGCGATGGTAACGTAGGGACACCTCTTAACGTATTATCTACAGGTTTGGATGCTGATCAGATCCCTTTCACATCAACCACTCCCAATATAACCGAGACAGAGTTAGGTCCAGCTTTAAACCAAATAGGTAACAGAGCAGCTAACTTAACAAAGGTTATCAATACAGAAGCAGACTTCCCAGCTCCAGTTAGTGGTGTTATCACATTAGAAGATAACATAAACTACATTATTGGTCAACCTATCACAACAGCTAACAGGTTTGTCTTAGGAGCTAACAATTCTATAACAGCACGTAACCCGCTTATACCATACCTAACTTACACTGGTACTGGTACAATGTTCACAGGTACAGATACACCCTTAGAGATGTCTGCTATAGCTATCAACTGCCCTAATGCTGAAGCTTTTAATATTACAGGAACTAACTTTGGTACGTTTGTATTATTTACTAAGGTGCTTGTAATATTCGCGCAGAAGTGGGGAACCTTTACTAATACAGATACACTTGATATATCTAACTCAGGAAGTCTTTCTGTAGAAGATGGTATCTCACTAGGTGGTAGCTTATATTGGAAGCTTCTCACTATAGACCGTTTAAGTATTAAGACAACTAATGCCTCTGCTATTGCTTTAGATGTTGGTGGTTCTGTACACCCTACTTTCAAGGTAAACTCTTTAGAGGTTGAAGGTGTACCGGGTACTATAGGTATATCTGGTTTAGCTAATTCAGCTAACATTACAGCAGGTACTATAGCAGCAGTTAATGATGGTGGTTTCTTAGGAGGTATGACACCTCTTAGTGGTATAGATGTAGATGATATTAGATGGTCTTTTGCTAATAATTCTAATCTGGAGAATTCTGTAGTAGCAGCAAACCCTTATGTAGACCCTTTAGCATCACCTCTTACTGTACCAATCACTACAGTAGGGACATTTGTAAAGATTAATCAGGGTGCGTGGTTATCTACAATTAGTAAGAAGTTATCTGTAACTACTAATGGTGATGTAGTTAATGATACAGAAATACCTCTTCAGTTGGACTGTAATGGTTTCGTAACTATGGAGAAGTCTGGTGGAGGTAGTGATGAATTGGCTGCTAGATTGGTGATCAATGACCTACCTAACGATACAGCTTCAGTAGTTACAGAGAACTCTACGCAGAATACCACACCTACTAGTGTACCCCTTGTCGGCTTATTCACATTGCAACCGGGTGATACTATCTCACTGTACGTAGCTAACTTAGATGGTACATCTGATGTAATAGTACATAATGCTAAGTTCGTAAACTTCAGACTATTCCAATAACATTTAAAATAAAATTAAAAAGGAGACTCTCATGGGTTCTACAACTACACCTAAACGTGGCGGCGGTACTAAACCTAAAAAACCTTCTAACCGTTAACTTAATATTGTAGGTCAAGATGGATATACAAGCTTTCCTAAATACACATTTAATAGACTCTATCTTTATTAGTTTATATTTAATATTAACGCTGATTTATATAAAGTCTAGGAAGGCTTTTATTCCTCTAGTGTTATCGATTTCAGTAGGATTACCTCTATTCTTTGTAACTAAATATGTAGAGGTATTTGAAAGTATTGAGCATATGTGGAGGTTCTACTTCATAATGACAATACTAGACTTTGGAGCTTTCTCAGTAGTTACATCTTCATATATAGATCTTAAAAAGAGAGCAGGCTTTTATATAAAGTTTGGATGTGCTTCTCTAATGATAGCATCTTTCTTCTCTCTAGTAGAGACAGCGTTTAACATAGAAAGAAACTCTATCAGTGATATCTTCTATAAGGTTATAACTCCATTAGCTCATATTCTCATAATAGTTAACCTGTTCAGAATAGGAGATCAATGTGTCAAAGGATTACCTGATAGCAGTGTTTCTAGGGATAGTGTTAGTAATAAGAGTAGTACGGATAATAGTGGAGGCTTACCGTGATGATCAATGTAATGGAGAGATTGAGTCGAGTACTAACGGAACATCCGATTACTGATAAACTTACAGTGCAGACTACAGCGATTGCTTCTGGAGCTGGTACTGTTGCAGTGGATACGATGGTACAAGCACAACCTGAAATGTGGTTTGGTTTTACTATAGTTGATTGGGCTGCAATCTTCTCAATCTGTTTGGCGTTAATAGCTCTAGGGAAGGAAGTCTTTAAAGGTATTAGAACGTTTAAGAATTTTCTTGAGAAGAGAAAACAAAAGAAATTAGAAGAACAACAAGAAAAGGAGACTCCAAGCAATGACTTGTGATATTTCTCCACCAGACTTTACTACAGAACTTGGTAAGGTCAGATACTATTCGGGTGATAGAACTCTTAATGAGAATGGGCAGTATATCATCCCCGATGCAGTGATATTAGAAATACTAGATATGTATGCTGATAAGCCTTCCTCTTGGAGAGTTTACTACGCTACATTAGATACACTCTTAATGATGAAAACAACCTTTGCCCCTTATGCAGCTAGAAGCAGAGAACGTGAAGGTAGTGTTGAGGTTGAATTGTATGGTAATGAACGTTATCAGAATATCTGTGACCTGTATGATTGGTTTAGGAAGAAGCCTGACATCATCGTTAAAGACGCTGTACAAGGTTCTATCATCATAGGTGGTGTTCGTATAGATAAATACTGTGATGTATTGACTGATGCGAATGGTCTTTATAAAGGCTCTCGTATTGATGATATCTATAAAGTTCCAGTTACTTCTAAGGCTCATAAACAACCATAAGAATAAAAGGATAAGTTATGTTGAAAGCATCCCTAAGAACAACAGTTACACATGACTTAGACGAAATAATAAGAAACTTAGAAGAACTAGACAACACAGAGGTTTCTGCTGGATATTACGACAGTCAAGAACATCCAGAACATGACCTTACAGTGCCAGAGATAGCAACGATAAACAACTATGGCTTCTTCAATGTACCTCGCAGACCTTTTATGTCTGATGCAGGGCAGGATAATATAAAAAAGACTACGGAATATATTGGAGAAGCTATCGTAGATGCTATACAGAATAAACCTGTAGATGATGACCTTCAAAGAGCTGCTGATAACTTAAAACAAAACATACAAGCTCGTATCCTTACTAATGATTATGAAGAGAATAGAGAACCTTATAAATCATTCAAGCAAGAGGTATATGGTCATACTAAACCTTTAATAGCTACAGGGTATATGAAAGATAATGTGAATACAAGAGTAAAGAAAGGTGGATAGATGATTTCAGGATTTCCTACTACAATGGGTTCGTGGAGACCTAAGCTACTACCAAGATTTACTTACCAAGCATACCACTACCAAGAAGTCACTGATGCAAGGGGTCGACCTTTAGCGCCAATCACAGAAGAATTTACAATAGAGAATGCTTCAGGACTTCAACCTGTGGATGGTGATGTGCAGATGACTTTACCAGAAAACCTTAGAGATAAGGAAGTCTTCTGGTTTGCTACAACTACTCCTGTCAACACTGTAATGAACTTCACTGTAGAGTTATCTGATAGAGTAGTTGTTAATGGAGTCACTTATATAGTAATACGTAGTAAGAACTGGACCAGTAAGGTTAAGAACCATTATGAGATTTTAGTAGTGAGAGAGGATACATAATGAGTTTCTATGATATTAAGGTTACTGTTGAGAATGCTGTATGGGACTTCGTTAAAGATGTCTCTCAGTATGATGATAACAACATTACCTTTGGTAAGACTAATAAGATACGCCCAGAAGACCCTTATATCACTATAAGGTTTCTCAATGCAGAGAGGTATGCTAGAGGTAGACGAGAAGGTTACACTCCTACTTGTGAAGAACAGACAGCAGCAGACTACAAACTACAATTCGAAATAGCTGCATTCAGAGATGACCCTACCAACTCTATAGACCCTTTCGCTACACTATGGCAAATCACTCATGCTTTTGGTCAACCCTCTCACTTACAAATTTTTAATGATGCTAATATAGGTTTCTCAGATAGTACAAACGTAATAGATACGTCTGGTGTACGTGATGGTGCTACTTGGGAACAGTCAGGATCATTCTTCCTTACACTTAATGTTGGCGTCTTAGAGGTAGGTCGTGTACCTATTGATATTATTGAGACAGTCAACATGGAAGCAACACTTTTAGATACAGATGAATCGGTGATCGCTCAAGAGAACATATCTGTAACCAACCCTTAAACATTTTAAATGTGTACACAACAATAACAATGGAGTCAATATATGGCTATAGCTGATATTAGTCAAGTAGTCAACGTCACCGTTTCACTTGATACAGCACCAATCCCACAGCAAGGTTTTGACACGGTTATGTTCTTAGGTGAACATAAAGTCTTCACTGAGCGCTGGAAGGTATATAACACTGCTGCTGATATGCTTAATGATGGTTTTGAATCTACAGACCCTTCATACTTAGCAATTGCAACTTTATCTAGCGGTCCTAACAAGCCTAAGATTATGATGGTAGGTCGTAGAGAGGTTGATAGCCTCACATATACACCTACAGTAGAGAACTTAGCAGTTTACACCTTAGAGCTTAAAGTAAAAAGTAAAGCTTTTGAAGAGTTTACTTTTACATCTGATGCTGATGCTACTGCTACAGAAATCGTTAATGGTTTGATTGCAGATTTTACAGCTAACGCTACACCAGCTTTAGCAGCAGTGGTTACTCTTACGAATGTAGCTGATGAATTAGAGGTTACAGGTACAGACGAGTGGGCAGTAAGAAATGTAACATCTAACTTAAATCCTGCTACAGCATCAAAAGTAGTAACAGAAACTATCCCTGAAGCCTTAGCTGCTCTTAAAGTAGCAGATGCTACATGGGCATATTTCGGTATTGAATCTAGACTAGCTGTAGATGTTAACGCTGCTAGGGACCATGCAGAATCTACCACTGAGATATTTGGTTTCTCTACCTCTGGTGCGGAAGGTAAACTACCTAATGGTAACAGCAGCCTAGATGATGCCTACGCAGACTTATCTCAATACAGTGTAGGTATCTGGAGTGCTGATGCTGCTATGTATCCTGAGATGGGAATGCTTCGTCCATTAGCTACTGTTCAGATTCCGGGTCAAACTACTCTTCACGGTCAACAGTTATATGGCATCGCTGTAGATAAAGATTCTACACTCACTAATTCTGAATCTCTTATTGTACGTGGTAAGAACGCTAACACTTATGAACTCATTGGTGGTGTTGGTTTTGTACGTGATGGTAAGGTATTCTCTGGTGAGTTTGTTGATAACGTAGACTTAGCTCGTTGGTTTAAAGCTCGCTTACAAGAGAACGTATACCAGTTAGTAGTATCTAAAGCTCGTGCAAACACTAAAGTACCTTATACCAACTCAGGTATTGCTATGGTTGGTGATCGTATCATCGAAGTAGTTAATCAAGGGATCAATGGTGGAGTCTTTAATGGTGACTTCAATAATGGTCTAGGTTATATCTTAGAGTTACCAGCTTTAGAGGAAATCCCTACTAATGATAGAGCTAACCGTGTATTGAATGGTGTTAAGATTACAGTACAAACTACTGGTGCAATCTACACTATCAATATCGATGGTATCATCACAGTATAATAACATAGGAAATAATAATGGCACAACTATTAGATGTAATTAATCCTTCAACGGATATAGTAAACATCTCTGGTCACGAAGTAACAGGTTTCGCTGATGACTCTATGTTAACTATTTCTCGTGATGAAGATGTAATGCTTAAGACTGTTGGTGTACAAGGTGATATGACTTTGTATCAAAACCAAAACAGAACAGGTACTCTAACTATCAGATTGCAAGAGACTTCACCTACGAATGATTTCTTCTCTGGTATCTTAGCAGGTATGAGAACTGGGACTATCAAAGGTGTAGTACCTTTCACTGTTATCCGTAATGGTTCTTACTCAAGTATCTCTGGTGGTCAGTGTTGGATTCAAGGTCAACCAGATCGTACATACGGTAAAGAGGGTGAAGTATATGAATGGACCTTCGGAGTGTTCGACTCTGAAGTGGGTATTTTAGGTGCAATAGAACAAGCTCAGGATATTGCTGGTCTATAATGTACTTATATTTCACACTATATAATTTTTAGGATTTTCGATTGTCGTGTGGTCATGGAAGACCTTTTTCTTACACGACTTTCATTTTAAGGATTAACACGACATGACAATTCAAAACAATCAATCTCACATCAAAACCTCAAACAATACTTATCTCGCACATAGCTGGAACATGATTACACGCTTCCAGAGAATCCCCTACTTCGGTAAAATCTTAGGTATCCCATTCGCTCAGTTAGCCTCTGCTAAAGAGGAAGCAGACTTTGGAGAAGCCTTAGCAGACTCACTCTTCTTACTCTTCACTACTTTAGACGAAGTTGGTACAGTAGACCTTATCAATAAACTACTAGATGGAGTACACTCTGTCAAAACTAATCAGCAAGTGGATATTGAAGCAGACTTCGATGGTGATATGTCTGAAGTAGTAGAGTTATGTGTAGCAGCCTTTAAGTTCCAATACGGGAGTTTGCTCAAGGGAAAGTCTTTGACAGGTCTAATCGAAGTGGGGAGCGGAATAAGCGCCTTAAAGGGTTAGACGAATACATTGAACATAACACAACTGTTCCTTGGTATATGGCTAGAGTGCATAACCTTTTAAGAAGTTCTCAGAATAAGAATGGACAGCTTACATATGACACTGTTATGTATAAGATGAGCCTAGAAGAGTTTATCCAAGCAGAGGAGCAGTTTGATATATTTCAGATGTATGAAGATGAGCTTGAGAAGATTGCTGAAGCGGAAGCTAAGACTAAAAATAATTAAGGTAAGGTACTAGATCATGGCAACAACTACAGTTAATGTTTCTGAAATTAAAAATATAGCCACGGTTGATACTAGGTCTGCCTTAAGAAAGCTTAAAGAATATAAGAAAGAGCTAGAATCTTTCAAGAACATACAAATACCTAAGATTGGTCTTCAACGTTCTCAAGCTGTTACTAAGATGGGCTTAAAGGCTCAGAAGCAAGTCAATGAAGAGTTACGTAAGCAGAAAGAACATAGGAAGATGCTTGCTAATGCGGAGAGGGAAGCTCACAGAGAGAACTCTCAACGTATTAAGGAAGCTATAAGGCTCAGGCAACAACAATCTAAAGCTGAACAGAAAGCCTTAAACGATGCTCAACGTCAAGAAGCGAAACGTAGACGTGAACACGCTATCAAGGAAGAGAACATAGACTTCACTCGTGATAAGCTCAAGACTATGGGGGTCAGACCTGATAGTAAGCTTGCTAAGAGTGTGGAAGAATCTTCTAAGAGGTTACGTAGTGGTACTATCTCATTAAAGCGGTACAGACATGAAGTACGTATGGCTGAGATGGAGAACCGTAGATTAGCCCGTTCCACTAAAACTGTTGGTGAATCATTTAGAAGTCTTCGTTCAATGATTGTAGCTGCTACAGCCTCTATGACGTTGTTTGCAGAAGGTAGAGAGATAGTTAGTACAGGTCTTGAGATTGAAGGTCTCCACTTAGCGTTGAAAGCTATTACGAAGGATACTGGTGCTGCCACTAAAGAGTATGAGTTCTTTAGGGGTGTAGTACATCAAACAGGTCTTGACTTACTTTCTAGTGCTAAATCATTTAAGATATTCACAGCAGCAGCATCTACTACAACATTGAAAGGTGAGAAGGCTAGAGCGCTCTTTGAAGAAACTTCTAAACAGATAGCTACATTAGGTTTGAGTGCTGATGAAGCATTCGGTATCTTCAAAGCTATGGGTCAGATAATGTCAAAGAACCGTGTTAGTGCGGAAGAATTATCTAACCAGTTGGGTGATAGGATGCCCGGTGCTGTAGGTTTGGCAGCTAAAGCGATGAACATGACAACCAAAGAGTTGTTAGCCTTAGTAGCTACAGGTAAGCTTACTGCTGAAGAGTTTTTACCTAAGTTAACCAAAGCCCTAAAGGATTCTAATAGTGGTTTCGCTGCTATGGCTGAAGAGAGTAAACGTATTGCTTTCGGTAGGTTCAAAACAGCTATCACAGATCTTCGTAATACAATCTTCCAAGGTGGTTTCGGGCAAGGGTTGGCTGATTTAGCTAATACCATGTCAGAGATACTTATGAAGGCTAAACCGTTAGGTGCTTTCTTAGGTGGTACATTTAGAGGTATCCTTCTTGGTCTAGCTACTCCTGTTATGATACTAGTTGCTGCTTTAGTAGACCTAGTAAATATCCTTTCTGAAATATTCTTCGACAAAGCCTTTATAGATTTAGATAAGACAGACTTAGACCTTATAGCATTGACAGGTACTATAGGTGGACTGGCTATTGGCTTAGGTGCTTTATCTGTAGTCTTAGTTAAGATAGTTGGTATCTTCAAATCACTACGTAAAGTGGCTCTAGGCGCTAGTTTAGCTATGTGGTTAAACCCTTTAGGTATTGCAGTAGCACTGTTCATAGGTTTGGCAGCAGGTGCAGTAGTCTTTAGAGATGAGCTTAAGGGTGTTATCGAGGTAATGGATAAACTATTTGATAAGATGGAATCACTTTCAGAGTTTGCTGACAAGTTCCAACTAGGAGAGTGGTTTAAAGGTTTGCAAAGATTCAGTGAGTTTGTATCCCCGTGGACATCTGCACAAGGTAGACTTGATATACTAAGAGATAGATGGAATGAGAGTATCAATCCTCAAGCTTCTGTGCAAGGTAATACTACATCGGTCTCATCTAGTAACACTATTCAGAATGGTACAAGTGCGGCTCCTAAGACTGATGTGACTATCACATTACAGGGTGAACAATCTTGGCTTAGTGACTTTATCAACATCATTGTAGATGATAAAAGAGCGGATAGTGTACTTAAGATAATGAATGCAACATCTAAATAGGATAACTTATGGCAGACAACCTTGTAATATTAGCTGGAGGAGGTAGGAACTTAAATGAATCTGCCTTAATACCTTCAGTAGCAATAACAGTAGAACATAGTATGTCTAATGAGATCAGTAGTTATCCTATTGAGAAGATGGCTGATGCACTACTCAACTCTAAGAAGAATAACAACATCATTACGATGTCAGGTATGTTCTCCGAGATACATTTACCTGCTGTCCTTGGTGGTGTTACTACTCCAGATGTTCTGAAAAGCACTATAGACTCTGGAGGTAACAGACCTCAAGCAGCTTTCGATTTGATTGAAAGAGTAAGGAATGACAGCTCTTATGTAGATTTAGTCACCAAATATAAGACCTATAAAGATTGTCTCATCAAGACTTTCTTAGTGAATGAGGACAGTACAACTGATAAGGTTATGAGCTTTCAGATTACCTTTGAACAACCTCGCTTCATAGTTACTACTCAACAGGTAACAGCTAATATAGTTGAATCTAAACAGGATAGTGCTAGTGATAATATCTCTGGTAATCCTGCTACGAAGAAAGAAGAAGATGAGAAAACTTTAAGGGCGTTAGGTGATGTAGGAGATCTTATAGAGGATATAGCTTCTGGGATCTTAGATACACTTAACCCTACAGAGGAGACACCAACACCATGACAGTATTTTCATTACCTGTATCAGATTATGCAGACAATACCCAAACGATTGTTTTGGATGGTGTATCCTACAGTATGAGATTACAGTGGAACACAAGAGATGAGTCTTGGCAGTGTTTCTTAGGTGCTACTGGAAGGGAGTTTAAGTGTAAGTTTAAAGTGGTTGTTGGTTTTGATTTACTAAAACCTTTTAAAGCTTATGACGAGACACCAAACGGTAAGCTTTTCGTGTGGGACAATGAGCGGTATTTTGGTAGAGTTGGGAGAGATAACTTCGGTATTGATAAGCGCTTTGAGTTCTTTTACGAAACAGAAGATGGTACAGTAGCAGACCAACTCTTAGGAGAGTAATATGTACAAGTATGAACTTATTATAGGTGTTCCTTTAGAGATTGATAATCAGAATATAGATCAGCTAGCTACAGTTACTAATGAGTTCACTCTTACAAATAACCAGATAACGTTTGACATCAAGAAGAACAATGCAGCAGCTAGCAACTCTGGAAGTATAATAATAGTTAATGCTCCTCGTGAACTAGCTAACTTACTTACTGAACAACAAGGTCAACGTTCTATTATAGAATTCAAAGCTGGCTTCACAACAGATCCAGAGCTACCTGAGATATTCAGAGGAGTGGTTGAGAACGCTACAGAAGACAAGCAAGGTGTGGATTATCGTCTGACCTTAAAGTTATCTGATGGCGGTTCAAACAAGAGAGAGTTTGTATCTAAAAGAGCATACCCTACAGGTACTTCTATAGATGTCGTCTTAAGAGATTTAATAGGTGATGCTGGTTTGGCTAGGGGACCTATATATGAGATACGTGAAGAGTTGAAAGCACCCTTATCTGTCTCTGGGAATACATACACGAACATAGTTAAGATAGCTGAGAAGTATGGTATGAACTTTTCTACTCAGAGTGGTACAGCTTATTTGATACCCGGTAATGCAGCTACGGAAGCACAAGTAGTTAGAATCAATGCAGATACAGGTATGGTTGGGAGTCCCTCTTTAGGAAGTAACCCAGCTAATCTATCTGGTGATGGTACGACACCAAAGCAAGGCATAGTTGTAACGAGTATCTTAAATGGTAATATCATCCCAGAGAACTTTGTAGAAGTAGCTTCTGAGAATGTGAACGGTTTATATAAAGTAGAAGAAGTACATCACAGCGGTAACTATGAAGGTTCTGTATGGTTTAGTAAGGTGACATGTAAACCTACTGATTACACTATTCAGAATTATGTAGTAGAAGTGCCTTATAGAGTTGGAGGTTAATATGAGTAATGTGAATGATGAGGTTCAAGCTCTTAGTAACTTCATAGACTCAAAGCATAATGATCTATTTACACAGATACCAGCTAAAGTAACTGATGTAAGTATGGTAACAGAAGGTAAGCCTTTTATTAATGCTGAACCTCTTATCAATACTAAGCGTTCTGATGGTACATATTATGAATTAGCAGAGGTATTGGAAGTCCCTTTGATGGTATACTCTGCTAACAACGGTAAAGCTAAGTTCACTCTCCCTATTAAGGTTGGTGATAATGTATTACTAATCTATTCTATGAGGGATACAGAAGATTATCTAACCAAGGATAGAACTGCCGTAGCTAATGCTGAATATCTACAAGTCTTAGGTGAGTACCCTATCATGGCTATCCCAGCAGGGTACACTCAAAGTAATTATGTAGAGGTAGATCCTGATAATATTCTCATTGAGAATGATATTCTTAAAGTGGTTATGAAACCTGATGGGGAAATGACTACAGATAATGATGTTACAAATATTACACATCAAGCAGATGGTACTTCAACGTATTCAAATGATAAGGTCAACGTAGAGTATAACAATGATGGTACAGTAACTATTACGAATGGTACTGCTACAGTAACTCTTGAATCGGGTGGTAATATAGTAGCTAACACTTCTGGTAATATTACAGCTACAGCAGGTGGTAATGCAGATGTAACAGCTTCAGCAATCACTCTTAACGGTCCAGTAACTATCAATGGTACACTCAATGTAACAGGTGCTACAACAGCGGCAGCTATTACAGGGGCAGCTATATTAGGTACAAGTGTTGCTACTACTGGTGGTGTTAACTTGGATAGCTTCAAGTCTGATTACGATACGCATACACATATTTCTAATGGTTCTGGTAATGAAACTGACCCTCCTTCTTAATATGGTCCTAGGATACTCCTTATGTTCGATTTATATTTAGATCCCTACACTAATGATCTTGTGATAGAGAATGATGATTTCAAGACAACCACCACGTTAGCCGAATCACTTAGACAGAGGTTATCTATCACGTTAAAGACTTGGCAAGGTGAATGGTTTCAGGATACCACTTACGGTACTCCATATATACAGTCTATATTAGGTAAGCCAAGAACGCAAGAAGAAGTAGATGCTATCTTCTTATCTATCATAGGAGAGTATAACGCTGAGATACTTTCTGTAAACTCCTTCAATTCCAACTTCGATAGACGTACTAGAAACTTTGATTTAGATTTTGATGTAACAGCATTAGATGGAAGTACCCTATCGTTTGGTACACCTTTACCTAGGGATGAAGAGATTTACCCTGACCCTGTAGACACAACTATCACACCAGTATGCCCTGTGAATATCCCTTTCGTAGTAGAGTGTGGTAACTGGTTAGCTCATGCAGCTATGGATGATTTTAGAGTCCAATCAGGTAACTATTTCACTAGTGATAGTGGTGAGATCCCTAATATACCTTATGGTTATGCTACGGAATCTGGAGAACCTTTCACTGAGTCAGGCGAAACTATTATGGAGTCAGGAACGTTTAATGATGTTACACCTGACAGCTAATTAATTTAAAGAGATTTATGACATGGCAGAATTTGGTGTAACAGGTTTTGGTTTTGTAAAGAAAACCAGAAACGAGATACTAGAAGATTTAAAAAGTAAAGCTAGAGACGAATATGGTAACTCTATAAATACTGATAATGATTCTCTGGTAGGGCAAACCTTAGCGATCTATACTGACCAGCTTACGGACTTATGGGAAGGTTTAGAGGGAGTATATAATGCTCAAACTATTAATGGTGCAGAGGGTATTTACCTAGATGATGTACTATCTTTACAAGGTATTAATCGTAGAGGCAAGCAGAAAAGTACAGGTCTAGCATATCTAACAACAAATGGCTTTACCCCTAACAATACTGATTTAGATAGTGGTACTACTTTCCTAACTAATACTGGTGAGAGGTATCTACCCGTGTTAGATATTATAACAATCACCAACAATGTGATTGGTTCTAGGGTACATACAGATGATGTTATACTTAATGAGGTTTATAGTGTTACGTGTATATCAGAAGTTACAGGTACTACAGAGAGTATATCAGTAACAGCAACAACGGACGAAGAGAAGTATACTTTAGTAGTTCAAGGTATTTATAACTTCTTGACGGGATGCCATCCTAGCCTTATCTCTCTTATACAGTTGGAGACGATAGCGGGTAGCCCTACAACGGGTGCTTGTTACCTCGGTTATGATACTAATCTAAATCTGCAAGGGTTATCTGTCCCTATCCTCTTTGCTAAGACTCCTCAACTAAATCTTTCAGGTTATGAGTCGCTAGGTACACGTATTACACGTATATCTGTAGAAGCAGAGGAAGCGGGTATCCAGAACGTTACAGCAGGGTCTCTTAACCGTATATCACCTGAACCAATAGGTTTTGATTCTGTTACTAATATTAACAGTATGTCTGAAGGTGCTGGCGTAGAGACTGATGCAGCATACAGGTTCAGGTATAATCAGATAGTAGATAGTACAAGTGCTGCTACAAGAGATGCTATAGAGGGTGCATTACTTCAAGTTAACGGTGTAACCAAAGTACGCATTTATGAGAATACTACCCCAGTCGATACCCCTGAAGCGGATTCTTATTCATTCAATAGTGTTGTCCTTGGCGGTATAGCAGAAGATATCACACAGACTTTATTCGATAAGAAACCTATCAATGTTAAAGCTTCTGGGACTACTTGTGTAACTGTATTATCTAGTCAAAATGATGCTACAGTAGTGTGTTACAGCCCAGCAACAGAACAAGATTTATCAGTACGTATTACATATACAACTAAAGCTGGTACAGCCCTAACACAACAAGAGCAACTAGATGTAGCTGAGTCTTTAGAGAACTACTCTGCCAACTTAGATATAGGTGATACAGTCTTTATAGGGCAGCTTCAAAGTTACATATACAATGTTTTAGGTTTTGATAGGTTGATATTCTTACAAGTAGAACTTAAAGAGGTTAGCCAACCTGATAGCAGTTATGCTAGTAGTGATTACACACCTGATTTTGATGAAGTAGTTGCTATCAACAATACCAATATTACATATATAAGGCAGTAAGTAGATGACTGAACCAGTTGAGAAGATACAGCTTGTACCAAACAGAGAAGAACTTGCTCTAGAACTTTTACCTTCTCAATACCATGGTAAAGTTAATGTAGAGGGTCTTATAAAGATGTTCTCTGATGAGGTGCAACTTGTAGAGAATACTCTTATAGATTTACTTACTCTGAGAACCCTAAATAAAGCTTCTGGTGAGCAACTAGATGAGATTGGTAGGCGATTGAATCTATCAAGGACCAGCCAAAATGATGAAATATTCAGAACTGCGATAAGAGTTAAAGCTCTAAGTAAGCGTAATGAAGGTACTGAAGAAGATGTAGCTAGGTTATTACAATTAATCAGTGGCGACCCTAATGTATCACTCTATAAGTTTGAACCTTATGGTGTAACAGCTACGTATAATACAGCTTGTGTTCCCGAGGATAGAATAGAACAAATATCTGCTATATTCCCTGTAGTGACAGATTTATATTTAGAAGAGTTCATTACAGCAAGAGGTTTCGGTTTTAGTTCTATTACAGATCCAAACCCAGATCTTAACACAGTTAATTACGGTCCTTTCAGTTCCATAGGCTCTCAGCCTGACCCCTTAACTCAAGGTACTTTTGTATCATTAGCATACTCTACCACGACATAATATTAAGAGAAAACTATGCCTATAAATAAACCTAGTGACTTCCCTGTGTGGGCATCTAATGATGTTACATTACCAGTGGCAGGGACAGATAATAAAGTAAAACCTAGAACAATATTGCAAACTCAGGGTGCAGACTTAGGTAATTTCTTTGCCGCTGAGGAAGCCAACTGGATGTTTGATAACCAGAATCAGTGGGTGCAATACTTTGATCAAGAGATTACAAACCTTGACAATCAGAACATAAAAGACTACCCCTCTACAATTGAGATGATAGCAGATACCTTCTTAGAAGAGAATGACTATGTTAGAACATATGGTTATTCTTCTTTTGGTGATACTGGTGGAGCTATCTATAGAGTACTCACTACTGGCACTGCTGATGGGATGGAGGTTATAGCTCTTTCTAATGGATTGTTTGCACACTTCCAATACCTATCTAACGTAGTTAACCCTATGCAGTTTGGAGCTGCTGGTAATGGTACTGCTGATGATACCACTGCCCTACAGAAGATCATAGACCTTCCAGAAGATAATCCAGCCAACCCTCTCTTCACTAATGGTATTGTAGTAGAGTTGTCTAATAAGAGTTACGCCTGTAGTGTTGTATTTCAGAATAAAACAACTATTAGAAATGGTACATTGGTCCAACGTGCTTTAGGTGATAACATATTAGAACATGTAGAGGGCAGTACTAAGAGTACAGGGTGGAAGTTCTTAATAGTAGAGAATGTAACTTTCGATGGTAATGACTTTGAAGGTACTGATGTAAATACTATTGAGAATGATAACACAGCAGATATCATAAGTGGTAATACAGGATTATATGTAGATATAACAACTGTAGCTGTAGATAATGAATATAACCTATACTTCAAGGGTTGTACTTTTACAAAATTATATAACTCTAATATATGTTACCAGAATGCTAAGAGATTCACCACTGAAAAAGGTTTCAATACAATATTTGAAGATTGTATTATAGAGGAGACCACTAATGATGATATCTTTGGTGGACCAGATTACACTAAGAAGTTACAGAATACTTTCATAATTGGTGATCCAGATTTATTTCTTTCTGCTCAACAAGAAGTATTGTTTAAGAATTGTAGGTCAGAAGATATTACATTAGGTTACATGTATGATAGAGGCTGTAGATTAATCTTTGACAACTCCTACATTAAAGGCTCGGGTACTTCTGGTGGTCCTAGTTTCTTAACAGGTAATGGGTCTGTGTCCTTTCTTAATAAATCGTATCTAGAGCTTACTTTAGATGATGCATTCTTGACAATGGATTCTTACGATCTAGTAGTGGATAATAGTAAACTTGTGAATACTGCTACGGGAGAGTTAAAGGTTTGGTCTCAGTTTGGAGGATTCTACACCCCTGCAATGACCTTTATTAGCGGTGGTAACTCTAACCTTGGACGACTTAGTATCTCTAGGGACTCAAACGGTAATGTTGGAGGAAGACCTGAGGTTAAGGTATCTATAGCAGATTCTTATGCAGATTACTTATTCATAAAACCTAGTGACTTGATAGAAGGGACCTCTCCAGACTTCGATACTATAACTATTACAGGTAGTACTCTAGACGATTTCAATATTGTATTAGATAGTGATTATAGTAGGTTAACACTTACAGGTAATGTACTTAACAGCTTCACTTCATATACAAACCTAGAGAGTATTGTACTTCCTGATAACACACCCTCAATGATCAGTATTACAGGTAATACATGTAATAAGCTATCTGGGGGTTCTGTAACAGCCTTATGTACTGCTGACAGGTCTAATGTAGACACTAATAAATACTTTGCCTTTGGAGGTAACTGGTTAAACAACTATACGGATCTTCTAAGGTCTACTGATGACAGTACCACCCTCCCTACAGATTATAATTTATAAGAGAATAATAACATGGCAAAGAATTTATTAACGACCTATCCGGGGAAGGTGAATCCATCTACACCACAATACCCTTATGGTGAACCTAAGAATGTTAACGTTAATGGAGATGGTACGGGTACACCTTTTGAAGCTGAGTTAGTTAAAGATATTGCAGGTTTCCATCAAGCAATCTTAACTGAGGCTGGTATTGTACCTAGTAACATCGCGGATAATGCTACTAACAGTCAATATCTTGAGGGATTGAAGAGAATTGTTAAACAAGCTAATGTAATTACATCTGATCTTATTTACAACCTTAACAATAATTACAGTACAGGTGTAGCAATACAAACTACAGGGTTCTCTGTAAACGGTGATGGCGGGGAAGGTTTGTGGTTAAAAACTGCGACAACAGGTACCTCCTCTCAAACACCTGATGCATTAGGTTCACCATCACTAACAGATAGTAACGGTAATGTATGGTTGTTAGTATATGGAAATACTATAAAAATTAAATCATTAGGTAATTCTGCTGTAGCTTGTGAAGGTGTATCCAATATAAAAGTAGATTTACAAGGTCAAACAGTACAAGCATTACTTGCTAGTGTTAACAATCAGTATTTCAATGGCAGTCTTGTACTTACAGGGGCTAATGCTGATTTTTCTTTACAGAAGAATATCGTAGGTGAGAATGATTATGCTTTAACTAGATCGAGAACTAAAAGCCCTGTATTAAACTGGGAGGGTAAGGATGTATTATGGTTAGGTACTTCAATACCAGCTCAAGGAGGTACAAACTCTTACCCTGATATGTTTGCAGATACATTAAACTGTAACGTTAGCAACTTAGCCTTTGCAGGTTCCCATGCTCAGTGGGTATCTACAGATGACCCTTTTGCTATAGGTACTATAAAAGCTTTATCCATGACTGAGGCAGACCGTCAGTGGGGTTTGACAACGTATGGACCTACATCTGCTTATGATGACTCTTTTGACGCGATTACTAAAGCTAGTCAAATGACAGCAGACCATAGAATTAAAGCAGAGTTCGCTAAATCAAATAAAGATGTAGTGTTTCTAGATCATAACCACAATGATAGACGTGGGGATGAAGGTGTATTAAACCCTACAAAGATAACTGTAACAGGTGTTACTATAGGTACTACCACACAAGTTGAAGTTACGGATGCTTCTAGTCTAACAGTAGGTAACGGTGCTGCTTTAGAGATTGTAGGTATTACAAATCTTAACTACGCTGCTGGTAGAATAACATCCATAGTAAGCAACACGGTTACTATAGATTATGACAGTTCTTCTTTTACAGGTACATTTGTAAGTGGTGATCTGGTAGAGTTGGATAGAGCTACAGTGTATGGTTCTTGGAACTTCTTGATTTACTATATTAAGAATATGTCTGTTATCTATGGTGATGGCGATGTTAAGATTATATTAAGTTCTGCACCATCAGAACATACTGATACTAATGTGTATGATCAGTATATCTATAGGATTGGTCGTTACATTAAAAATATAGCGGATAAGTGGGATTTATCATTCTTTGATGTAGAGTATTTATATGATATTAAGTTTCACGATCATCTTACATATTTCCCTGATGGGGTACATCCAACAACAACAGAGTCAAGACAAGCATTAGCAAATCATTGGATCGAGTGGGCTGTAGGTGGAGTTACTAAGCAAGTCAACTCTAAGGATTTCCTACCATCAGCAGGCACACCTTATAAGGATTCAAGAGAAGCTTTATATAGTACCGCTGCTAGTGGTTTTGAAACTCCAGATTTCATATATACAACAGGCACGCAACTTGTTAATGATGACTTTAGTGGTGGACTAGGTGATTGGACACTATCAGGTACATCTCCTGTTGTAGTGGGTGCGCCTTGGGTTGGCGGAGGTAGTGCTGTACTTTGTCAAGGTACTGATGCAACTAACAGCACATTAGATAACTTTAAAGCTTTTGGTGATGATGTAGAGTTTAGTTTTGATTTTCAAATGCCTGTGGTTAGTGGTTTAATTGACCAAGGAGACCCATTAGGTACTATTACAATATGCCAATGTAGAGTAGGTGGTGCATATTTACAACTACAACTTATTGCAAGACCTACAAGCCTAAACTTTAGAGCTGTTTACTTTGAATCGCCCAATACTGGATTGAATAATCTACCGGGTATTGCATATCCTTTTGAAGTAAATACTAAGTATAATATAAAAGTTAGACTTACTAAATCTACAAGTGATACAAATCCTAACGGTAAGATCGTTATTGAGATAGATAATGTAATAGTATTCTCAGCTGGTAACCTAGACACATACAATCAAAACCCTATTAATGAATTCACATTACAAAGTGCTATGTCTAATGTAGATTCTTTTGATTGTTACTTCGGTAATGTTATTGTTAATCAATTAGATGCTAATGATTACACTCAAAGGTTTACTGGGAGTTTTACAGCTCAAGGTGGTGAAACTGTAACAGTTGTCAATGGTATTATAACTACTGTCATATAACAGAGATCATGCAGGGTGTTGTTATAGACTCTGCACATATCAAATACAATAAGAGAATAATAACATGGCTAAGAATCCATTAATAACGTACCCGGGTAAAGTACTTCCTTCTAGTCCTCAATACCCATATGGGGAACCTCGTAATGTCACTGTAAACGGTGATGGTACAGGTACTCCTTTTGAAGCTGAATACTTGAAAGATATCTATGGATGGCAACAAGCTATCTTGGTAGAGGCAAATATTGTACCCAGCAATACTGCCGACACCGCTACTGCTAGTCAATATTTAGAAGGTATTAAAAAATTAGCTAGGATTGTTAATCTAACCACTAGTGATATCATTACCACTTCTACAGACTACACAGATGGTACTGTATTACAGACTACAGGTTATCACTCTTCTGGTGATGGTGGTGAAGGTATGTGGCGTAAAACTGGTAACACAGGAGCGCCCTCTCAAGACCCTGCTGCATTAGGTGAGGCTAAATTCACAGACCTTAGTGGGGATGAGTGGGAGCTTGTAAATACAACACTTATTAATGTAGCTAGTCTAGGTGTAAACACTGGTATAGACTCAGCACCTATATTTAATGCGGCATTAACTTCTGTAGTTGATGGTGGTACAGTATTCAACAAGAGTACTTATGACGTAGAATCTGGCGAGATAACAATTCCCCCTTCTAAGACTCTTATAGTAGATCTAGGTAAGATTAGGCTTAGAGACGGAAGTGATACACCTCTAATATCAGGTACTAATATATTCACCGTAGTCATAACAGGTAACTTCATAGACGGTAACAAGGCTAATCAAACCACTCCTCCAGCGGCTATAGGAGATTATCCTCTTATTAATATCTCTGGAAGCGAGAGGGTTACGGTAAAAGACTGTTATATTAAGAATGCTGCTGATGTATCTATAGAAGTTAATGATACTAAGCAAGTACGAGTGATAGATAACAATATAAATAACTCACAGTCTCATGGTATCGTAGCTGCTGGTAATAATGAATTAGTTCTTATCTCTTCTAATACGGTCAAAGGTATTACAGAGGGTGCAGGTATAATCCCTATGGGGAATGCTGTATATACTTCTGTAGTAAATAATATTGTTGAAGATGTAGATGGAGATTCTGGTGATGCGATTACTTGTTATAGTGACACTGGCAAGTTTATAACTATCGCAGGTAACGTAGTTAAAGATGTAGAAGGCCATGGTATTCATACAGGCGGGGAGTACGTAACAGTAACAGGTAACGCTATAGACTCAGTAACAGCTGCTGGCATCTATATAAGATCTCAATCTACAACTGCTAACTATGTATCTGTAACTGGTAACACTGTCAATGCAGATACTATAGGTGTAAGTACTTTCGCTAGAGATGGTATCTATATTAATAATGTAGAAACCTTTGCAGTCACAGGTAACACTATACATAATGCACAAGACCACGGTATACACTTGAAACAGTGTGCCGGAGGTGTTGTAAACGGGAATAGTGTAACTACATCTCTTAACACTGGATTATACTCTGAGATAGATGGTATACGTAATGTGTATTGTAATAATGTGTTTAGAAATATTAATAGTACAGCTATGTTATTCGACCAAGAAGACCAAGGGAAGATAAATGATAACCTTATAGAATCGTGGTCTGTAGTAGATGCTTCTGGTTATGGTATAGACCTAACTGGTACTCTAATGAGTGTAGAGAACAATAGTATAAGACGAGGCACAGGTACAGTACCAGCTATCGGAAATTCGGTCTCTGCAACAGTGACTCTCAGTAAGTTCAAGGACAATGTAATCAGCTCTGGTAGTACTATAAATAAAGGTAGTGTTGCATCTAATACAACTACTAACTTACCGCACGAGTATGATTATATCACCATTTCTGGTACTACTCAGATAGATAATATGAATACTGATACTTACGAAGGTAGAGAGGTAACTCTTAGATGTACATCTTCAGGTCTTACAATTAAAGACGGTGTAGGTAATCTAATATTAAACGGTGATTTTGTAACTTCAGGCTCATCTAGTTTCATAAGGTTATTGTTCTCTGGGGGTTCTTGGTTTGAACTCACTAGAAGTATCAACTAAACCCTAACGTTCACCTAAAAAACACAAAAACCCTCTCAAGAGCAATCCTGAGAGGGTTTTTCTTTATATGCAATACCTACTATGTAACTCTTCTAAGAACCTCTTACAAGGCTATCTAGAATGGTGGTTTATCGCCATCGAAGTCATCTTCTGGTTCAGTTACGTTAGAAGGTTGTGCTGTACTCTCTCCTCCAACCACAGTACCAAAAGCCCCACCACCTGAAGGTTCATACTCGATAAAGTCTGTAACTAAAAGTGAATTAAGTTTAAGAGATAAACCACCGTAGCTATTCTTCTTAGCAATGAATGCTACATCAGCTTTACTGCCATTAGCTACTTTCTTTGTCCATGTAATATCCTCGTTAGTACCATCACCATTAGGTAACAACACTTTAGGTCGCCAATCTTTAGGTACTAGGTCGCCAGCTTTATATTGATTACCCTGTTTATCAGTGAAGTCATTAGAGAATTTCTCATCTAACTTAAACTTATAAACATACTGCTCTTCTTGCTCAGGGAATGGGATAGCTACTTTCTTATACTTCTCATAATCTTCATTCTCAATCTCACGGCAAGTATTCTTCTTAAAGATTTTCTTCCAAGCTTTGTGTGTAGTTGCATCCATAGTAACTTCAATACTGTACTCTTTCTCTGTAGTACTTTCATATTTGAACTGCGGGTTGTTCAAACAGTTGTATGTTAATGTAACACCACGTAAGTAGCTAAAACCCTTTTCATTGTATTCTAATTTACTCATAAATATATTTCCTCTTATTTCAACGTTGAATGTCATTCCGACAAAGTTATTATCTCACAAGAACCTTTATATGTCAACCTCTTATGAGGTATTATTTTAAATTAATTTACTATGTGGTTACGTAACTTAATAGGGTTGGTCTCTACAAAGTAACTTCCCCAGACTCCTAACAAGTACCCTGCTGCAACTACACAAAGGAAGAGAATCATATTGGTAGCTAGTATCTCTACATACGCCATCTCTTCATATTCAAACTCATACATACCCTTAGCTATAACGATAAACACTAAAGAATACACCATCCAGCTCAAACTCTGTAGGAAGTAACCAAACACTCTCTTACCTGTAGAGGAGGATTTCCTGTTAGTCATCCTTAAGCTTATCCTCTAAGTCTTTAACCATCAAGGATAACTCTGTAATAGTGTAGATCAGAGTCTTGCACAATGTATCATCCTCATCTTCTCCTTCCATATTGCTATCAAAGGACAACCCTTTAAAGACGAACTCCTTAGTGATTTCCCCTGTAATGAAACCATCATAAGCGAACTTACCTTGAGTGAACATCTTACCAGCTTCAATCATAGCATGGCATTCTTTACCTTCTACACTATTCTTATCAAGCATCCCTTTAGATTTATCCTCACCTACCAAGATAATCTTATCACCCCACTCCATCGGTTCGACAAGGCTATTATCAATCAACATACTTGTCATAGTATCGCTAAGGTTATCCACTTGTACCTGCTCAATATCTTCCCCTTCTACAACGTCCATACCAATAAGTATATTCTTCATAGTATCAACCTCTTTAGATGAAGCTGAGAAGACGTATAAGCGGTTATCTTTAGGGTTGAGACATGATAGTACACTCTTGTTAGAATAGTTCGCATCGGGTAATAGAGAAGCTTCTACAGCGTCCATAATATCTTCTTTGGTTTCCTTATCAATACTATCTACAGAAGAATACTCACCAGAGTCTACTAAGCTAAGGAACCGTTCATGAGCTACATCTTTAACCTTATCCTTAGAGACTGAACGCTTATGGAAGTTGACAGAGAACCATAGCTTACCTTCTAGTTGTGTTAAGTATTCGTCCCAAGTATCCTTAATAGGAACCAATCCAATAGATTCCTTATGAGAAGGGATACATCTAAAGGCGAATCGTTGCTGTGTATCCTCGTTAAGTAAGTTCTCTAAACGGGTATCTGTTAATTGTAATACTGTTAGGTTTTTTAAATTCATTGTTTCTCCTTCGTGTTGTTTCGTGTGTATTTTAGTTGTATTTGTTATTTATGTCAAGGGTTTCTTTCTAAATACTTTTCAAGTCTCCATTCAGGTAGACCTTTTAGTTCTTCCGTAACGAACTCCACCCATTCAGGATTACTTCTACCATTGTATACACTTGAGATAGTGGTACGTGCAAAACCTAAGATATCTGCTGTTTCCTTCACACCTTTACCGAGTAACTTATACACCACTGCTTTAGTTCTATCCTCATCAGTTAACTGTTTAGTCTTCCCACGAGGTTTATTGTTAATCTTACCATCACGGACACCTTGAACAGTATTCTCCTTCTGTGTACCCCATGCGAGATTGCTTATGTGGTTATTCTTAGAATTATGATCTAAGTGCATCACTTGAGGTTTGTCCTCTGGGTTAGGGAGGAATGCTTTAGCTACTAGGCGGTGAACATAGCATCTATCGTATAATCTTTTACCCTTACAATCCTTACCCTTATACATCTGGACATACATATAACCTGAACCATTATCACCCGGCTTCATTACCTTTTCTTTCCACAGGGAATACACTCTGCCATAATTACTGATCTTATAATTACTGTTTATCTCTACCGTTTCCCATACTTCATTTTCTAAATTTTCAACCATTTCACCACCCCTTCTAATGGCATTCTGCCCAATCTCTACCTATTATATAACCTGCTGTTAACTCTATATTTAACTTGTAATAGTCTCCAGTTCTTTGAACTGCTTCTGCTGCTAATTGCCCAGCTTTACTGTAAGCCACAAACACACACTTGTCATTAGCTACAATATCACTCCAGATCTTACTGTTACTTTTAAACTCCGTATCTTTAAACTGTTGTGCTTCCTGTTTAAGTTTCTTAGTATGTAGTTTCTTGTCATCTTTATCCATATCTTTAAAACCTTCTGGATAATTAAATATCTTGAAAGTGACTTGATCCTTATTTACTTCTAGTTGTGCCTCATCGTGCATCGCTATCATTTGCTGGCAAAAGTCTTTTTTCTTCCAATCATCTTTAAAGAAATCAACTATTAGGTTATTCTCTCTGAGTAGCTCTTCATGTATTACCATCGCACGTTTAGCAGCTATAACACCAGCAGACTGAAAAGCAGTGTTTATTACATTACCTTTAGATCTCACAGGTAACTTCCTACCGTCTAACCCTAATAGGAACTTCTTCTGACCTTTTGTTTCCCAGTATCTCTGCATATTCTTCTTAAGCTGGTTAAGGGGGAACGCTTGATCCCAGAAAGTATCGAATATTACCTGAGCAGTTGGTAAATCACAACCTACGGTCCTTGCCACACGAGGAGGTTGAGCATTATAACTACAGCCATATTTAACACTCTTAGCAGATCCTCTAGGGAAATCAGTACCTAGTAGGTCAGATATCTTTTCAGCTAATTTAGTATGACAATCATTAGGCTTTTCTAAAGTAAGTGAATTACAATACTCTTTAGTAGGGTCATAGCGCCAACAATAATGCGACTCTATCTTAGCTTCTAAACTATCAAAGTCATAACCTATCTGATAATACCCTTCACCAGCACCAAATAGTGACCTCATATTACTACCATACAGAGAAGTTACCCTAGGTATGTTAGCTACAACCCTGTGTTTCATCCTAGAAGTAGCTGCATCACAAGTACCTGCTGGTGTAGCTATTCTACCATCTTCTCTGATATAAGCCATGTAACCTTTTTCAGCTTCCCCTTCTTCGTCCCATTCAAGACCACCACCTAAGATACTATTACGTCTATGCTTGTAAGTCATATACTCTACGATATTTCTAGCGTAGGGGAACTTATCAGATAACTTATCAAGATTAGGACATATCTCTTTTTCTTGACCCTTAGTAAAGTTTGGATTTGTAGGTACTTTACACATACCACCGTCTTTAGTACGTAAAAGCTTAGCCTTCAACCTTGTACGTGTTGTCTCTAGGAGGTCTAACCTTTCTTTACAAAGTGGTGAATTCAATGTTTCTTCTACATACTTATCTACAGCTTCTTCAAACTCTTGTCTAGTTCTTTTAATCTTAGCTGTTTTAGTTTTTCTTTCATACAGATCCTTCTCTTTGAATTCACTAGGGACCCAACCAAACTCCTCAACAAGCCATCCTTTTATATGGGTAGAGTCATTGATAGTTGCAACCATACTGGTCTTTACAGGTTCTAAGTCCATTGGTAGTGCATATGTTTTACCATATAAAGTTACTTCTGTATTGGCTTCATTAACACTACCTTCATGTCTATCTAAAAAGTTAACCATATGATTAGATAGTGTACGTTCTTCTTTTATTACAGTACCTTGTTTAATAGGTAAAGTATATGTCTTACCATATAAGGTACATTTACGGTCATCCAATAACTTCCCATTGTTCTTGTCAATGAACTTTAACATGATAGCACTTACATCACCACTCTTTTTAAACTGGGTCTTAGGTGGCTCTACTGTAACTACCTTTACCTGATTTACTGGTGGAGTATGATCAGATAAGAATTTCTTTGTAGCTTTTCTAGGAGGAAGAACTGGCTCTACTGTAACTCTATGCTCTTCCATCATCTTATCTAACTCTTCAACAGAATCTTCTGCCAGTTTCCTATTAAAAGCAAAACCTCTATGTTCTTGTCTGGTAACAATATCCGCTACTTTCTTTTCAAGTCTGATCGGGTCATCCCATTCCCAGTTACCTTTCTCCTTCTCTAAGTATTTATACACCTTAGTATTTACAAGAACATCCCTGATACAGTAGTACAACATATCTGCTGCAAACTCTTCAAACTTCTTTTGTTTGTCCTTGATATAGGGTCTGAAATCTATCTTACGTAAACCCACCTTCTCTGACAAGTTATCAAGACTATGCCCACCAAACCTATCAGGATTTAACGTCTTAGACAGTACCATTGTATCAACTATCTCGGTAGGTTTACCACACCAAGAGTCAGGCTCTACTTGATAATCCATACCGTAGTAAAGTTTACAAACAAGATGATCATAGTTAATCCCATTGTGAGCCACCACCTTATTTATTTTATTACTTTCAATATAAGATTTAAACTCGTTCAACTGTTTATGTACATACTTGACAGGCTTATAATTCTCCAAGACGTAATCTACATCAATAGATCGACCTTTCTCAGAGTATTTCCTCCCATCAAGTTCATAAGTATCACCATTATAGAAAGCAATGATCTCTCCAGTCTGGTGGTTCTCTGTAACAATACAATGCATCTTAAAAGAGTTTTTCAACTTGTACGGTGAACTTAGGTAATCAATCGTATTATGGTTAAGTAAGTTATTAGCCTCTATATCGAAAGTAATATCCAAAATAAACTCCTATTAAAAATCTTCTATAGTTTCTTCTACAGGTTTACCATTAGGATACATACTATACCATTCTTGTAGTGTTTGGCAAGAGTCATCTTCAAGGAAACCTTCTGGTGGTTCTACATAATCCCCAGTGTCTACATCATAGAACATAGGTATCTTACCAGTGCGTCCATGTTTACGATCATCTAGTAGTACCATATGACTAGTGTTAATCTCTTTCTCAGACAATTCTGGATCTTTATTACGTTCAATACCGATTAAATAATACGCGGCTCTCATCATTGCTCTACTGCCTGTAAACTGACTAGATACTACCTTACCACCAAACTCATGAGATGGTCCTTGAGATGGTGCTTTAAGGTGGCAGAAGCAGTAATAAGTGAAACCTAGATCTTTACTCATCTTACTAATTTCATCTGCAAAGCGCTCTAATTCAGTTGAAGCTTCAGAGGCAGACATACCAGAAGTTAGCCTCGTAATAGGATCAATAATGATATCTTCAATATGTTCTACCAACACAGCATGACGTATAGCTCCTTTAAGCTCATCCCAATGACATCGACCATAGTTATTATACATAACCAGTCGTGGACCAATGGTATCAACAGCGTAGTCTAATTCTTCTTGAGTGAAGTATGTATCACGGTACTTAATATCTTCACCCCAGATATCATGCTCTCTTCCTGCTTCATCTATGAAGAGAATCTTCTCAGGGTTAGAAAAGTCTTTCTTGAAGAACTTACCAGCCACTTTCTTAATAGTGATATCTGGTTGTTCTTCAAATTTAAAGACTGCTACCTTTTGAGGTTCACCTAGACTGTTCTTATCATTCTCTGTGATGTGTTGGATAAGCTTATTAGCCCACTCGCTCTTACCTTGCTTTACCCCGGCACCAATATAGTATCCCTCACCAAGTCGTCTTCCTAGAGTTTTACGGTACAGGGTTTCCCACGGCCATGCTTTACCAAGAATAGGCATCTCTTTAGCTTTGTTCTCAACTTCCTCATAACGTACAAACCCTTCAGGTGTAAACCTAATAGGTTTCATAACCATCCAGTATAGTTCTTTAGGTGTTAACTCATTATACACTTCACAAGGGTCTTTACCTTCAGGCAGAGGTGCTACAAGGATGTCTGGAATAAGACCGTATACATCTGCTGTGGCTTCATTGCCTTTCTTGATTCCTTTCTCTTTTTCTTCTACTGTCGCCCTATCATTATCGAACACGGTAATCTTCTCAGGGAACTTATTGAGAAACTTCATATTCATTTTCTGACCTATGTGCTGGACAGCATTAGCAGTGCCAAACCCGATACTCAATACAGTAGGATTACCTCTTGGGTATTCATCCTTAAGAGTTTGGTGAACAATCATAGAATCATATTCACCTTCACAGATCCATACTTTCTTACCGCCTGTAGAATTACCGCAATGAGTACCGAACAACTTAACTACATCTACCTTTACAAGACCTACGATTGAGAAGTGCCCTTTTTCTTTCTTGTGCTTAGTTAGATCGCGCTTCTTGAACCCTACAATTTGATCAGACTCATCATAATAAGGGAAGTAATGTGCAATTGGTGTAGATCCATCCTCAGTGCTTAATGCTGTACGTACACCGTAATGTTCTGCTGTCTTTTGAGTGATGTTTCTATCAGGGATTGCTAAACACTGATACCCTAAGACATCTTCTACCGTTTCTTTTTCGTAAGACATACTCTCTCCTCTTTTCTTAGAAGTAAATGCTTCTGGAGCTGTATAACCTTGAGTGTACCCCATACACTACCTCTCAAAATCCACATTAATAACGTCACCATCTACAGAATAACTCTTCCTGTCATTATCATTTACGATATCATAATAATCTAGGTCCACATTAGATAGTCCACTCTCACCGTTCTGCTCTAATAGGTATTCATCTATCATAATATTCTTATGCATCTTAGTGTACTGTGATAGGACAAACTCGTCTAGGCTAGCATGTTCTAGTTCCGTCCCCTTCCATTTAATGGTATAGTCGAAGGTGCAATCACAAAAGTACTCATCTGTACATGTCCCATTTGTAAAATTACCTTCATAAGAGGGGTTCTTTGTGATTGTGACGTTATCATATTTGAATGTGATAGTTTGTTTGTTGAAGTATTCTTCAAAGACTGTCTGCATATATTACTCCTCTGTGTTCTGCTAAAGTTTAAAGGTTTTCAAGTTACTTGAAAAGAGGGACCACTAAAACAGTAGTTCTATTTTCTTTTACTTCTACAAGTTGATCATTATTAAATGTATACTCCCAACAGTATGTATCTCCATCAGGGTAGACCGATTTAGTCTTATTACCTTTAGAGTCATACTCCCAACAGTATGTACGCCCATTAGGGTGGACCAATTTAGTCTTATTACCTTTAGAGTCATACTCGTAACAGTATGTACGCCCATCAGGGTAGACCTCTTTAGTCATATTACCTTTAGAGTCATACTCCCAACAGTGTGTATCTCCATCAGGGTGGACCTCTTTAGTCATATTACCTTTAGAGTCATACTCCCAACAGTATGTACGCCCATTAGGGTGGACCAATTTAGTCTTATTACCTTTAGAGTCATACTCGTAACAGTATGTACGTCCATCAGGGTAGACCTCTTTAGTCATATTACCTTTAGAGTCATACTCCCAACAGTATGTACGCCCATTAGGGTGGACCGATTTAGTCTTATTACCTTTAGAGTCATACTCCCAACAGTATGTACGCCCATTAGGGTGGACCAATTTAGTCTTATTACCTTTAGAGTCATACTCGTAACAGTATGTATCTCCATCAGGGTAGACCGATTTAGTCTTATTACCTTTAGAGTCATACTCCCAACAGTGTGTATCTCCATCAGGGTAGACCGATTTAGTCTTATTACCTTTAGAGTCATACTCCCAACAGTATGTACGCCCATTAGGGTGGACCAATTTAGTCTTATTACCTTTAGAGTCATACTCGTAACAGTATGTACGTCCATCAGGGTAGACCTCTTTAGTCATATTACCTTTAGAGTCATACTCATGTACAGGTCTTTCTTTTAACCATTCAACATAAGAATTGAAATCCCCTTTAACGTTTTGTAATTGGTCAAGAGGAAACCCTTCAAGACCATTTCTCTTAAAGAACACTATACCTTCAGAACAAGCTTTATGTTGTTTTAAATATTCTAAAGTTAATAAATTCTCAGATGTGTTTAATTCTTTTGACATTGTATTCTCCTCTGTGTTTTCTTATATGTGTTCTATTTATATTATAGACGTATGGCTTTGTTGTCAACTATTAATTTATAATCAACTAACAAGACTGTCCTCACACCACCCAATTCAGAAGAGTTATCATATACATCCTCTACTGGAAATGTCTCTTCTTTAGAGTGTACATGTACCAGTATTCTCCCTTGATCCATCATTTCAGTAAGTAGTTCTTCTTGTTGTTGGAGTGTTAGGTTTGATACCAATTGTTTTATGTTCATTAACCTATCTCCTCCAGTACAATATAAGTATTACACGCATAATGACACTTATCAATTCTAATCTGTGTATTACCCTCTGTATTAAGACACTCTGTTAAGATCCCCACTTGAGAGCGTAACTTAGTAGATAAGATAGCTTCAAGGTGTTTCATAGAAGTGCATCTTACGTAAAGGTGGTTGGTCTTAAAAGGTGAACTGTTTAGGAACTGTATACAGATGCCTTTCATTGGTGAGTCTTTCATCGTTCTTCTCCTCAAATGTTGTCCTTACATAATACACGCTACTTGGTATATGTCAATACCTTTTTAATATTACTCTTTGAAAGGTTAGCTTCAAGCATACCTCTGGCGATGTTACTTACCCGTGCTATATTACTGTTACTAAAGGGTAAGGTCTTATCCAGTTTAACAAAACAGCTTTGATGATACCAATCACTATTATCTAGCTTCACACCAGATAGCTTACAAGACTTTCTTAATAGTTCTCTCTTGTATGTAGCCAAACTGACAGAAGTTCTCTCTTCATCGTTACCAATCCAATCGATATACTGCTTAGCTATGGAGAAATCACTGTTAGAGGAAGCCTTTACTGTAGTTTCTTTAGTCGCCTCTGTGACAGTCTCTTCTGTTGCTTTCTTTAAAGTTAGTGTCTGGTTAGTCATCTTTGTATACTCCTCATCTGAGATTCTGTACTTGTAAGTTAATTCTTCTCTGGTCTTTTCTTTAAGGGTTTTCTTAATAGTGTTTAGAATACCTAATACTCTTGGGTCTTGTGGAGGGTTTCTACCTTCCTCTATGTACTTACCTTTTATTTTATTTACTTCTTCTAGAACGATACAACAGTTGTCTACAGTATACCCTTTAGTATTATCTATTCTTTCTACAGATTTAACTAGATACTCAGAGAACTCTACACCAGTATAATCACAAGTAGGGCTTCTATCTTGTAACCTATCAAAGTCTTCTCTGGTTAATGTAAAAGGTATACCACGTTGTAGTGCATTTCTTCTCTTATTAGCGTACTTAGACATTGTACATTCCTCTAACTGTTTCTTAATTAAACTGTAAAGAAAGACCTCTTAAATGTCAACACCTTTTTAGAGAATAAATATTTTATAAAATACCTCTTGACATTTCTAATCTACACATATAATCTTCTTCATACACAAACACAGGAGAGATAAGATGAAAGATATTACACTTAAAGATGCATTGTATAATGTAGATAAGAGCAGCCCTGATGAGGTATATAGTGAGAGTTTAACCTGCCTACCTTATCACTTACAAGAAGACCCTTGGCTTAAACTAGAAAGGATGTCTAGTTATTTCTTAGTTAAATGGATCTGTACAGATACATGGGTAGGTACTAGAGTCTATTATTTAGATGATAAACCTGTATGTGTTTCCACACAAACAGCTAGAAAGAGTGATGAAAAGTTTAATTGGGTATCTCAAGAAGCTTTCGATAAGGTTGTAGAGTATGTAGAATCACTACGAGATAAATCTGAGTATGAAGTAGATACCATAAGCAACATGGATGAAGTCTTCAAAGGTTATTACACTGTAGATTATGGTTCAGAGTTACTTGTTAACGAAGGCTATTATAAAGGTAAGAAAGTTAAAGTAATTAAATCCTATCGGAGGCACGAAGATATTAAGAAGTGGAGACTTTTAGAACTAGATACTGGAGAAACTATAACTACTGGAGATTTCCATATACCACTACACTTAGAGGAGAAAGAAAATGACTAAGTATATAGCCTATGAAGGTGAGTATTCAATGGAGATAACTGTTAAGGATGATGATGTTAGTATTGATGATAGTTGGATTGAAACTATTCATGTTAGTTATGGTGATACTAAGTTTATCTCATACACTTTAATAGATGGAGAGGTACATGTGCAGCAACATAAAGAGTTATCTATGAAGTGGATTGATATGTTAGACTTTGCACACCTATTAGATTACGCTAAGAAGGCGTACAACCTATTAGGTAAAGATGGTACGTGGATTCCTAGTTGCGAGATTGTTAAATAAATAGTTCATAGAACAACACACAGAGCATCCTAAGAAGACTTCTCTTCAGAGTAATACGATTGGGTAGGTACTGAGGAGGAGGGCTTAGGAGGTTATACAGTGGTATATTACAGAGAGTATTTAAATAGTGAGGTTAGGTTATGAAAGAAGAAACAAAAGAGATTACATTTGAAGGGAAGGCTTATACAGTACCTACTTGGGTGAGGTGGGTTTCTAGAGATGAGAATGGTGAGGTATGGGGTAGCGATAATATATTTTATGCATCTAGAAGTTATTGGATTAACACCTCTGGTAAACTATCTAAGATTTCAGAAGCAGATACATCTTGGAAAGATTCACTAACAGAGGTTTAACCAGAGGTATAATATAATGTATGAATCTAACTATCTACACGTAGAAAATATAGATAATACTATCATAGAGTCGACTACTTCACATACGGAACGCCTGTTTAAGATCCTTGTTAATAACCTTTTCTTGGAAGGGATTATCAAGAAGACTAATAAGTATGTATCTTTTGACGATATTGTAGTGACAGGATCTCAACTTAATGTTTATAAGGTTTGTAAAGAGGAACTTGATAGATTGTTCCAAGAGAGGTTAGGGTATTCTGAAGGCATTCGTAACTATTTTGTTTTTATAGAGAACAGACATTATGGTGATTGCGTGCAGAAGATATCTTTTAAGAAGAAAATATAACAGGAGGAACAATGATAGATATAAATAATCTAATGGGAGGGCAACCTTCTAAGCAATATCCAGAAAGAGAGATCACTAATGAAGACGGTGAAGTGTTTGTACAGTATATGGATAGTCCTTCTAAGGCTATGCTTGATATGACTCATACGTTTACAGATGAATTGTATAAGGTTTGTACTGAGAAGAACCTACTCTGCAAGGAACAATACTTTCCGAATGATCCTAACATGTACTACATCGTAGGGTTGGATAGCTATGAGTATAATATGTTTAAGCTGGTGAATGATGGGTATAGTGCTAGTTGGAGTAGGGTTAAGTAGTAATGTAATATATTTACAGATAAATGCAATAAAAAGGTTGACATATTAATGTTTCCATGTTATAATATTAGTATAAATTAGTAATCTAAGAGGTTGATATGAATAGTGTTGAAATTAAAGAGCATTTAATAGCTCACATCAAAGAAGAAATGTTTAAGAAAAACTTGACCCAGGAAGAAGTTGGTAAGATGGTTGGACGATCAAGAGCTTATATATCCGCCATATTACAAGGTAAATCAAGTATAGAGAAACTAGTAACTGTATTAGAGTGTTTAGGCTTAGAGATCACTTTAATGGTGTTGAATAATAAGTAGTTGATTTCTGTATATTATTTAATCTAGGGAAAATTAAGTAAAACCTCTACAGGCTACGTATACCGTGGTCTGTAGCTATTTTAGTACCCTCTCGGTGCTTTCCCTAATGTAATAACTATCATTCTATTACTATATATATACTCTTATCTTACTATCTATTACTTACACTGTTACTCCTTAGAGGTTACTCTTTAAGGATCTACTCTAAAGAGGTTTACCTTAATGGAACAACTATATACAAGATTATATTACTCATCTAAGAAACTATATAAACTTAACTCTTACTTCTATAAGTTATATAAACTACATTACTCTATTAATAGTTTTACTAACTCTAAGAGTGCAATAGATTGTTTCTCTTATAATATGGTAAGATGTTTAAAGTATAATAAAGATGCTCTATCTATCACAACAAAGGATATTTACTATAAAGATATTATAATCAATGGTAAGAGTGTTAGATCTGGAGTAGGTGCTGTAGCTACACGTAATATCTTAAATATGTTAGTGAAAGAAGGACTGATACAATGGGATAAAGGTTACAGGTATGATGATAACAGTAGGGAGTTAGGTAAAATTACATTGACTCAAGATTTTATTGTTGATATACTAAGTAAAGTGAATATAGAAGATGTAACTATTAGACCTGATCTAAATGTGCTAATATTAAGAGATAAGAGTAAGAATCAAATAGAGTTTGAACACAGTAGGAAGATTACAAATATGATTAGTGATTTACAAGATTACAATAAGTTCATGAATAGCTTTGACGTAAGAGATTACCAAGGTGATAAGATTAATACTGATTTAACTCGAATCTTTAATGAAGACTTTGAACACGGTGGTAGACTTTATACTGGCGCTGGAGGGTATCAGCAAATACCTAGTCACTTAAGGAAAGGTATCACTATAGACGGTGAATACTTAAAAGAGATTGATATTAAAGGTTCTCACATAGCTATCTTATACACCCTTGAAGGACATATACTTGGTAAAGGTTATGACCCGTACCAGATTGATGAAGTGGATGCAATTGACTACACTATGGAGTATGGTTTGGCACAAGAATATATAGATGAAAAGTATGATCCTAAGCGGAATATCATTAAGCTTGCTCTTGTTGTAATGATTAACTCTAAATCTAGACAGGCAGCTATTAAGGCACTTACCAATAAGGTTAACAAGGCTAATAAGAATACTATTATTAGTTACCTAGAAAGATTAGATGATTTAAGACTTGACACACCAGAAGCTAAAGGGTTAATATCTGAGATGCAGTCTTTAAAGTATACAGGCATTGTTGTGGAAGATATGTCTAAACTATTAGATGCTATTGAACATAAGCACAAAGCTATAAAGAAGTATTTCTATACTGGTGTTGGCTTAGTAGGTCAGAAACTTGAAGGGGATATTATGCAGAGTACATTGACAGAGTTGAAAGATAAAGGTTTACCTTCACTGTGTATTCATGATAGTATTATGGTTAGAGAAGGTGATATACCTACTGCTGTATTGGCTTTAAGAGATGCTTGGGGTTGTTGTGTAGGGGATACATACAATTTAAGTTTGACAGACAATTTATATTAAGAGAGGAGAATATACAATGGGTTTAGATATAACAGCGTATAGAAACATTCAACGCACTTTTGAAAAGGATAGTAGAGATTCCTACGGAGATTTACTTGATGGTTGTTTTCAAGTTCATATACCTTCACCTCAAGAGGATATAGAAGATAGAGCTTACTATACATCAACGGAAGATCAGTTCTATTTTAGAGCGGGTAGTTATTCAGGTTATAATCGCTGGAGAAACCAATTAGCACAACTAGTAGGATACCCTAGTGCAGAAGCGGTATGGAGTGACCCTAAAGATGGTCCTTTTGTAGAACTTATTAACTTTTCTGATTGTGAAGGAACTCTTGGCACAGCTATTTGCAGAAAACTCTTCGTAGATTTTGTAGAGAATACGCACTTAGCAGACAAACATGAATGTGATTACTTCAGAAGTCAGTATTTTAAATGGTTAGAAGCTTTTGAGTGGGCTTCTAAAGATGGTTGTGTAAATTTTGGATAGGAGACTCTATAATGGATATGCCGACACCATGCCCTGAGTGCGGAGATATTGTAGAATTTAACAATATGATGAGAACAGAAGGTAAACTATGCTACCATACCTTTGTCTGTGAATATTGTTATGACGAGTTAGAAAGTGATGAAGAAGAGTGGGAGGAGGAAGAATGAAGACACTATACAAGAAAGACTCAAAAGGTAAGATACGTCAATGGGATGTATCTGTAGAAGGTAATACTATTACGGTATCTTCTGGGATATTAGATGGTAAGAAGACTACACAAGTTACAACCTGTAAAGGTAAGAATATAGGTAAATCTAATGAGACCACTCCTGAAGAGCAAGCCTTATTAGAAGCACAATCTAAATGGAATAAACAAGTAGAGCGAGAGGATTACCATTGGGATGTAGAACGTTCTGGTAAACAGTTAAGGCCACAACTCGCATTAGATTATACTAAAGTCCCACATAGAGTAAACTGGGGTAGTGTTGTATCGCAACCGAAGCTAGATGGATTACGTTTGTGTGTAGGCTCAAGAGATACAATGAAAGGTTATGATCCAGATAGTATTGAGATGTTAACTCGTAAGGGTGAGACTTACAATGTAGACCACTTAGTGGAACCTTGTAAAGATCTTCTATCATATATTAATACTAATCTGGTAGAAGATAATAAATGCCTAGCATTGGATGGTGAGATCTATAAGCACGGATTACCTCTACAGAAGATTGTTAGTGGTGCTAAGAAGCATCATAAGGGCTTGACTGAATCTTTAGAGTTTCATATCTTTGATTTAGTTATTGAGGATATGGGTTTCCAGCATAGGTATGATATCCTAAGAACGGCTATTAGTGTGGTAGCTAGTAAGAGTCTGCATTTAGTAAGTAATGTGTTAGTGGATAATGTAGAGCAAGCCAAATTAGAATTAGGCAACTGGATAGAGCAAGGTTATGAAGGTTTGATGCTTAGGCATATAAACGGCACTTATGCTATAGGGCAACGCTCTCCAGATTTATTCAAGTATAAAGAATTTCAGGATAAAGAGTGTAAGATTATTGATGTGTGGGAAGATAAGAATGGTAATGCAATGTTTACTTGCTTATTTGATAAAGATGATGTACTATCTAAATTCAATTGCACACCTAAACGTACACATGAAGAAAGGAAAGCTATCTTAGCTAACTCAAAAGAATATATTGGAAAGTGGTTAACTGTGAAGTATCAAGACCTAACAGATGATGGCTTACCGACATTCCCTGTAGGATTGGACTTGAGAGATTGTGACGAAGATGGAAACCCTTTAAGCTAAAGAGGAGAAACCTAATATGAAAACCTGTAACGAATTAGGCAGCTATCAAGGCTCCTGCTGCTGTAATTGTAAGTACCAGATAGAGGTAATGAAGCATCCTTGGAACAAAGGGGGAGCTAGAGGACGTATAACTGAGCAATTAGGTTGGGTATGTTCAAACCCTTTAGATGTAGAAGACGGTCGAGTAATATTCTTTGATAGAGAACATAGTATGTGTGAGTTACATACACCTAAAGATGATGAGGAGAAACAATAATGGAGAAATACATAAACGACCTAGGTGAAGTAGGAGTATTAGTATCAGAAGGTTATGGCTCGGGATGGTCTACATGGAATGATATTAGATACAGTAATTATCTTTGTATGGATAAAACCTTAGTAGAAATGAAACTAAAAGGTGCTTCCACTGAAGAGGTTGAGAAACATATTCTTAAAACTATAGATGGGTATGTATCCATGAGCGGGTGGGAAAATACAGAAGTAAACTGGGTAGAGCAAGGTACTGCTTTTACTCTAACGGTAAGAGATGGTGATGAGAGTTTGGAATATATAATGATTAATTGTATGGTTGCATAAGATTTATATATTAAATAACCCTTGACAATCAAACCTAATAAGAATAACCTTTGAATGAAGGTAGCTTTTTATTTAAGAATTGAATAGAGCTTACAATATGTGTAGAGTTGTTAATAAATATAAAGAACCTTACGATATTTATATAGGAAGAGGATCTAAGTGGGGTAATCCTTACGTGATAAACCGAGACGGCACTCGTGAAGAAGTGATAGAAAGATATAAACAATATCTATGGGATAGTCTACTAAAAGGTGATATTACTATAGAGGATCTTTTAAACCTTGAAGGTAAAGTCCTTGGATGTTTTTGTAAACCCAAAGCATGTCACGGTGATATTATTGTTTCCGCTGTGGAATGGGCTGTTAACGTAGAAAGAGGAAACCTAATATGTTAAGACTGATAAGATTTCTAATTACTGGTAGCTGGCATGAACACACTTATGAGGTTATTAAAGAGTATGATGTAAACCACAGAGGAGGCTACCTGTACCGAGTTTATGTCTCAAGGTGTACTAAATGTGGTAAGATAACAAGTAAGAGTGTTTAAGGGTGTCAGTGTTAACTGGAGGAGAATGATTATGACGTTTGATGAAGTGTTGAGGAAAGCTAGTAACCTACGTATTAGTTATATACCTTGTGTAGGCAGTTTAGGTTATATCTACAGCTTTTATGGGAGCAGTATGATTGTCATGATTAAAAGGGATGATAATAATGATTGTATAAAAGAATTAGTTGGTAGTAACTTAACAACATTAAAAGATTACTGTGAAGATAACGATTACAGTAGTGAGTATATGATAGGGCTAGCAAAAGATTTAAAGAAGGAACTCCTTCAGTTGATATCTAAAAAGGAATCCAGAATCATTCCTATAGAAGAATGGCGTAAGGAGTTGGACTAGGTAAATCTTAATAGAAAGGCTTGACAAGAGTAGTGTTATAGGTAACACATATTGAAACTTAGAGGAGAAACACAATGGATAAGAGAAAAATAGGACCAGCTATCTTAGGGTTAGGTATGGCAGTTATCGCTGCTTGGATGAACATTAACAATCAGTCTGCATTCTTCTTGTGGTTAGGTGTGTTCTTTTGTGCATGGCAAGTTTTGGTAGAGGATTGATATTATGATTAATAAGATAACTTATCCAAGTAAGTGCAATGTATTAAATGTAGACTACCCTAACAGTGCAAGAAATATAGTATCCCCACCTTTACAGATAACAGTTCTAGGCTCTAACATAACCCTAGGAAGTACTAAAGTAAAAGGTCTCCATCCTTACACGTTCAAAGCTGGAGAGTGGGGAACTGTCATAGGGGTTGTACAAGAAACCCCTCAAGATCTACCTACAAGAGATTGCCTAAGAGTTAGATATGAAGATGGTATTGTTGATATAGTGCCTATTTCAGACATCTCTGAAGGTATTTATGAGTTACAAGATTAGAGGAAAAGACCAATTATGAGTGACACTAAAATAAACTACCCGGGTAAGGTATCACCTTATAGTATTCTTTACCCTGACGATTCTGAAGTAAGTCAACTTATGTCACTACTAGTTGCTTATGAGTTTGCTAGATCAGGACTTTATAAAGATAATCCATATGAAGTAGGTACAGATAAATACACTGCCTTTAACATAGGTCTTGGTGAGAGACGTTTCAGAGACTACCTAAAGGAGTGTTATAGTGAAGAGGTAGAAGAACTTACATTAGAAGATATTAAATCCCCAGAAAACCCTTGACAGACGATCCTAGATAGATTATTCTTTACGTATTGAATTTGAGAGGAGAGATTGATATTCCTATGGATAAAAGAAAGAAAACATGTAAAGATAAATATGAAGGTACTAGTTGGAGTAGTAATAATTTTGGTGACTTTGAGATATTAGAGTATTTTAATTATCATAAGGTAAAGATAAAATTTATAACCACAGGTTATACCACGCATGCTAAGATGGATAAGATAAGAAGAGGTAAAGTTAAAGATAAATTATTACCTTCGGTGTATGGAGTAGGCTACCTAGGTGATGGTCCCTACTCTGCATCTTTAATTGGTAAATACACTAAAGTATACTACACATGGCGTGCAATGCTTCAAAGATGCTACTGTTCTATGTATCAAGAAAATAAACCAACATATGAAGGTTGTACAGTAGCAGATGAATGGCATAACTTCCAGAACTTCGCTAAATGGTTTGAAGATAACTATATAGAAGGTTATGAACTTGATAAAGATCTTAAAGTGGAGGGTAATAAAATATATAGCCCAGAAGCTTGTATGTTTGTTAGTAAACAACATAATACGGAAAAGGCTAATGCTAAACATTATAAAGTTCTAAGTCCTAGGGGTGAGGTGATTAATATCTACAACATGGCTAAGTTTTGCAGGGATAATAGTTTAAACCTTAGTAGTATGTATAAAGTACTTAATGGTAAATCAAGCCACTATAAAGGTTGGACAAAAACATAACGTCATTTACAGGATTAAACATGAGATGCTTAAACAAGGATTCTCTTGGGAGTATGTTCTTATAGAGGTAGGCTGCATAGGTCTGGCTTTGATATGTTACCGTATGTACAACTATCACGATTATCTTGAGAGGAAAACTAAATGAAGAAAATACTACCAATAGCTCTTGTACTGATCCTGACAGGGTGTAAAACTCATGGAGATACAGCACAAGAAAATAAACACCTCTGCGATAATCACGGAGGTTATCAGACATGGACGTATACTAAAAGTAGAACCTTTACACTCATCCTTTGCAAAGATGGATCTGTAAAGTGGGCTGACCTCCTCTAGAATCCATTCTAAGAAGACTTCTCTTCAAAGTAATACCATTACCGCACCCTTCTAGTAAAACCTCTTAGAATCAATCTGAGAGGGTTCCATACTTAAACATATATCCGCTAAAAGATTCCCTAAAAAGTGTTGACAGAGGGTTTCTTTGTATGTATGATCGTTGTAAGATTAATTGAGAGGAGTAGTGTTAAATATGAAAGACAACCAACAAAACACTATCTACAGCAAATGGCGTAGGTCTGAAGCTTATATAGTTCCAATGACTTCAGAGGGTATCTCTAAAGCAGGACACCGTTATGATAACTTCAAGGTAGGTTTTGAATACGGAATGACCTATGCTATGGAAATCTTAGAAGAGTTACACAGGGAGAACAAAGACGTTCATAAGTTTTACCTGTTAGCTAAGAACGCTGTAGATGAAGCTAGAAAGAATTGTAAAGAGAGGAGTGAGAGATGAATAAACGAATATTAAAGCAGAAAGAGAAGTATGAAGGAACTTCATGGCTTAGTAACAAGTGCGGAGATTTTATTATAATAGAGTATATAAACGCTAGATCAGTTGTTTTAAGATTTACTAAGACAGGTTATATAACAATAACAGATCTGTACTCTATAAAGAAAGGTAAGGTTAAAGACAGGTTACACCCTTCGGTATCTGGTGTAGGTTTTGTAGGTGAAGGGGTTTACACTCTTTACAATAGCATTAAAATTTATTATTTGTGGGCGGCTATGTTAGGGAGGTGTTATGATAAAAAATGCCATGAAAATTATTCAACATATATAGACTGTACAGTCACTCCCGAATGGCACAACTTCCAGAACTTTGCTAAATGGTGTGAGGATAATTATATTGAAGGATATCACCTAGATAAGGATATTAAAGTTGAAGGTAATCGGGTTTATGGACCCGACACTTGTATGTTTGTTAGTCCACAAGAGAATACCGAGAAAGCTTGTGCGAAATATTGGAAATTTGTAAGTCCAGAAGGTAAAGTTGTTGAGATTTATAATATAGCTAAGTTTTGTAGGGAAAAAGGTTTAAATCGTACCAATATGTATGGTGTACATCAAGGTAAACAAAGTAATCACAAAAGTTGGACTAAATATGTAGAAGAGGTCTTGGGATGAAGAATGAAGCTATTGAAGAATTAAAACTAGCACGGCAACAGATAGGTACATTAGAAGATATTAACATACTGTATCGTGATGCAATTAATCAAATAGATGCTTACTTTGTAGAGGAGTATGAGTCGGATACGGACAGATACTTTGTGGATGGTGTGTTACACTCTTTAACTATCAAGTTGAAACACTTACAGAAGTGAGGAAATAATGGAAAAACTAAATACTGATCTTGAACCTTATCGTGTTGTACCTAACTGGAATGAAGCACCAGAAGGAACCACACATGCAGAATATATCGAACCGTGTTCTCTGACAGAAGGCGATCCTAATAGGCAACTGTGGGAATGGTATAAATATGATGGAACTAACAATTTCTACTGGAGAGATGGTTGGCAGAGAGATACATTGTTTAGTGATGTAGGGTTTAGTGAAACTGTTAGGGTACGCCCTCTAAGTGAATACCTGTTATGGAAACTTGGTAAGGGTACTGTCTGGAACTATCTTTCAATAAGAAAATATACAATTCTAACACTTACTAACTTAGAATCTACCAACCCTTCAGGATTCCCTTATACAGTAGTGTACAAGGATAGTGATGGTCGTGTATGGTCTAAGTCTGTATATGAATGGATGGATAAGTTTACCTATGACAGTTCCTATGAAGAGAACCTAGCAGATGAAGCTGAGAAGTTGGCTAAGGTGTTGTGTGTACGAGATGGTAAGGATGTGGACGACTGTTATGATACCTTTGATAGAGGAGATTACAATGCAGAGCCACATATAACGTATGTCTGGGAACATTACCTACAAGATGCTTACAACTTTTTAGAACTAAAAAGAGAGCTGAATTATTAGACTTATTTAATTTGTGGTTGACTTAACAGTAAAGACGTATTAATATATAATCATATTTTATATGAGGAGAGATAATATGAACAAACATGAAACATTAACGCTGGAGTATTTAAAACAACATAGCGCTTGTACTGATGGGATTGAATTCTTTAAACGTGCAGGTCTTACAGGATACCCATTATCTAAACTGAAAGACGTTAAAGGGGATTACAATGAGTATGTTGAATGGTTAAAAAATATGCCTCTATACGAGTACAACGATAAAGGTTTGATGACTAAAGAGACTTATCCTAATGGAGATGTACACTTATGGAAGTACAACGATAAAGGTTTGATGACTAAAAAGACTTTCCCTTCTGGAAATGAATACTTATATGAGTACAACGATAAAGGTTTGAAGACTAAAGAGACTTTCCCTAATGGAGATGTATGTTTATACGAATACAACGATAAAGGTTTGAAGACTAAAGAGACTTTCCCTTCTGGAGAGGTATACTTATACGAATACAACGATAAAGGATTGAAGACTAAAGAGACTTATCCTAATGGAGATGTATCCTTGTGGGAATACAACGATAAAGGTTTGAAGACTAAAGAGACTTATCCTAATGGAGATGTACACTTATGGGAATACACTTTCAAGCATGGACAACTTGTAGAGATGAAAGAAAATGGTAATACTATTTTAGAGATCCCACTTTTTAAGTAAGTCTATATTGACAACTAAACTAACCTTCCTATATAATCCTCTTATCAACTTAACGTAAGAGGGTTTTCCCTCATATCAGAGGACAATATTATGACACGTATCAATTGCATCCCATCACACCTACTCCTAGATGAACACTTACACGCTGCTGTACGAGAAGGTAGTCGTCCTATCAATGAAGTCAGATCTGGTAAAGACAACATCAAGAATGCTCCCCCTCGTTGGAAATTAGGCACTGGACACGTACTCTTCTGCAAGAAACACCTTACATGGACTCACCAACAGTATGTATCTGCTAAAGAAGAATACTATAAGCGTGGCTTCAAAGGTCATGACTTTGTGGTGAGTCTTGATGGTATTCCTGTTAGGTTCCTTAATGATTACAACCCATCTAAAGCAGAACTCCGTACTAACTTAGCCCGTATCTGTGAGAGATTCCGTAAAAGAAAGAAACCTTATCATTTTCACGGTAAAGTAGTTGACACCAATAAGGATTCCCTATATTATTTATCTCAAGTGAAGAATAGTTTGAATGTTTAGAGAGGAAGATGTTATGACAATTATCACTACAAAGTTCTCCATAGGAGATAAAGTGCTTTACAAAGACAAGACTTGTGTAGTAGACTATATTGTAATTATGCAGTCTGAAGCACACTACTCTATAAAGTACAATGTTAAAGAGACTGACAGTAACACTTTTATAGTACCTACTTATACAGATATCCATGAGTGTGAATTAAAAGAGTGCAAGAGTTACATCCTTCAGACTGACAGAGGTGAATTGGTACCTCTTAAGAGATTAGAAGATTATAAATACCTTGAAGATATATTAAACGCTAGAGGTGTTAAGTTTACTATATCAGAATTAAACAAGGTAGATTTACCTTAGAGGAGATAACCAATGAGTAAATTATTCTATGCAGTTAACCGTCAAACTAGTGAGAGATGGGAACCTAATAAGACTTACAGAAAAGAATACCTATTTATGTACGATTCAGGCTATCTTGGTGTATGCTCTTATGATGGATTCTATACGTATGTAGCACCACTATGTACCAAAACTTGGAAGGTAGTCTTCAACGATAGTATGGCTAATAAGATTGTTAAAAGTAGGATGGATAAATAATGAGTTGGAACTATAGAGTGATAAGACGCAGTGAAATATACTACGATGATTTAACAAGATCTGGATCTTATAAATGTTATGAAGTATTTATACATGAGGTATATTATGATGAGAGTGGTAATATAATAGGTTGGTCTGAGAACGCTGCGACTATCACAGGACACAGTAAAGAAGAACTACGAGGAGATTTAAATCTATTTAATATGGCACTTAATAAACCCATCTTAGAAGAAGTTGACGGGAAGCTAGTAGAGGTAGAAGACTAATGGCAGACTATTACACAGTACAGGACTTACTAAACGTAATGTTCATCATCGCATGTATTGCAGCAGGAGGTACTCTTATACAGTTCTTCCGCTACATCCACTTCATATGTAAATATAGCAGTGTGGAACGTAATATGATGAAGAGCTACGGGATACACACTAAGTATGACCTTGGAGCATACACCTTCCTAGCGGGACTATGTTGGGTAGCTTACTACATTATGAATTTCTTTAAAGATACACATTAGGAGAGAACACATGACAGATACAAACATTGAATTAGTAGACCTGAAGAAGAAACAACAAGCAGCTAATGCTAAGATAGCGCACTTACAAGACCGTAAGAGAGACCTACGTAGAGAGATCCTAGATATCGATGAAGAGATTGAGAGTATCCGCTATGAATTAGAACAGCAGATCACACATTATACAGAGCAACAGTACAATTAATTATAAACATATTCCAAAGAGTTCTTAACATTTCATTGACCACTTAGATAGGATCATATATAAATGAATACATAAGATACAAAAGGTAAGACAAGCCCATACGAGGAGTAATAGTATGACTACATTAATGGAACACTACAGAAAGTGTAAAAACAATAGAGAAGACATCACCACTTTATATCTATCTATGAAGACAGAACTCCAAAGCTACATCGAAGAGGAGAGGTCCCTAGAGAAGTATCTGGAGAAGAATTACATCTGCTCTTCTAAAGTTCCCTATGTAGCATCTAACTACCTCCCAGTAATAGAAGACCTACGAGAGTACCACCTATCAAATTCTCTATGTAGACTCTTCTATAGCAATACTATTAAGAAACTCTACGATAAGATAGCCCCTCGTGTATTCCACACCTTCCCAGATGCTAGATGTATAATGGAACTTGAGAGGTATTTCACATTGAGTAGACTTATCCAGAGACTAAAAGAAGACCTAAGAAAGTTTTATAAGATGTACAACCATTTAATAGATTATAATAAAAGGATAGCACCATTATGAGAATTTACTACATGTCAGACATCCACTTAGAGTTCTATCCTGTTAGTAACAACCCTAAGATAGTATTCCCTGTTAGTGATTACATTAAGATTAACTTCCCTGAAGATGCCCAGACCTCTACGCTGGCTCTATGTGGGGATATCGGAATGGTGGACAGTCCTAAGAGGAGAGAACAATATCAAAAGTTTATTTCAAGACTGGCAGATGAATTCAAACACGTAATCGTAATCCGTGGCAACCATGAATCTTACAGCTACTCCTTTGACAAAACTCCTAACAAGATAAGGGAGCTTATTAATGACACTGGTATATGGTACAATTCTAATATACATTTCCTAGATAATGAATTTTTAGAACTGGAAGGAAAATTAATATACGGTTCCCCGTTCTTCACAGACTTCTCAGGAGACTACCTTACAGAGTGGAACGTAAGCAAATCCTATAACGATTTTAAACGTGTGAGGAACAACCAACACAAAAGGAAGCTATCAACACAAGATTATATAGATTTCTATAAAGCTTCTGTAGAGCATTGTAAGACACGTTATCCAGATATCGTGTTATCCCATTACCTCCCTAGTTTAAGCCTCTTAGAATACTCTACAGGGACTCTAGATGGGGGTATGGGAGGGGAGGCTCTTAGGGATGTGACTTCTGATGGGAATAATCCTCCATCGGTGTGGATCTACGGTCATGATCACAGTAGAAAGGAAACTATGTTAGGGAATACACTATGCGTGTCCAACTGCTGGGGTTATTACGGTAATGAACACTTCAAGAAAGAGATGACATTTGATAAGTTTGTTGATGTGTGAGGGATGAAAACTTGAAAGGGATTTCTTTTTAGATTTGAGGACCTGAGAGGATCTTTAAATTAGGGAACGGAATAGATTTTCAAGACTGGCTAGAAAAATGAGATACGAGTAAAGAATTCATTTCAAAATTTTGGAACCAAAGCGATTTTTCACACAGCCTCTCAGATTCCTTCTCTAAAAATTTGTAACGACGAAATATATCAAATTCAATCACCAAATAACAGGCAGGGGTGGTGTTTTGATCTTTCCCCGTGGCTTTCGCCTTGGTAGCCTACCTTTTTAAGTGTCTTGCTGGACTGTTTTTCTCAATTTGTATGGTAAAGTGTAAAGGATTAACGCTTGAACGTCAACCCTTTTGATAATTATATTAGACCTCTTTTAAAACTATCGAATATTGTTCTTTCCCTTCTGACCATATTACATTTATAGTCCCGTTTTCATGTGTAATATTTAAAGAATCATAACTATATAGTAGTTCTAAAATATCGTTAAGTTTTATATTTTGTAAGCCTTCAATATTAGTTACATTAAAATAATCTTTTATATTATAACTTACGATAGTTAATACTTTCTTATATAATACTGTCATTGTTTTTAATACTCTTCAGGTTTACCGTGTGGATATATTCCGCCAAAAGTAGGGATATGTATTTTAACACTTATACATTCATTTTCAAGTATTTTAAACTTTCCCTTATCACTAGTTTCAAATGCTAACTTTTCTCTTATATTGCGATATCTACTCGCACGACATTTAAATTCTACAACTCTATGATAGCCATCTAGTATAAGATTGTAATAGTCATTGTAAATACTCATCTACATTATTAACCTTTATTTGTTTAATTTTCTTTAGTATATAGATTAGTTTCATATAGTCAAGCTATTAAGTTAATTTCTTTTATGAGTTATTCTTATATGTATATTACTTTTTAGTATGAATCTTTTTGAATTATTCTCTTGCTAATTAGAATTAGATCGCTAGTATTAGATGTATTGAAACGAGGCAATACTGCTTCAATGTTAAACTTAAAAAAGGTCTTATTATGGACGCTATAAAACAAGCCAATCATTGCCGTAATACTTTAGTTAAAATGTTAAAAGTGTATAGTAAATATGAAGGTAAAAACTTAAACAGATATAAAAACTTAGAGGATATAGAAAATCTAAAACCCTTAATAGAGGACACACCTTTTAACATATCTGGTTTATTTTCTTGTCCTTACGTAGATCGTAAAAATGTTGATACTGTACAAATATCTCAGAAGATAGAGGAATTAGAAGGTATAATCTACGATCTTGATACTGTTGAAACCGATCTATCTGAGCTAATAGAATTAACTATTTTAATTAAGAAGTATTCAGAAAAAAAGAAATTAATAATGAATAATTATAAAAATATCCCGACCTATTTTATAGAAGACTTGATCCGTAAAGAATTAAAATAAATAACTCTCAAAGCTTGCATTATAAAAGTTATAGTGTAAGCTCTATCTAACAAGATAATTATCTAACAAGATATAAAAAGGTTAAGACAATGATCAACTACCTAGAACAAACTCAAAACGAAATTATTAAACAAGTATTTGATAATGATCTAACTTTAAAGTTTGGATTCAATAGCGGGGGTTATGAGTGCTTCCAATACTTCATTACTACGGATGGTGGGGTCTTATCATTGGATGCTGTACGGGATGAACTTAAGCAAGATCCGACACTATTTGACACAGACTGGGATCAACAATGGTATATCGTCGCTAGTGAGATTAACTATGAGAATAACGATCTTTACTGTGATCACACAAATAAACTAATTGAGTCAGCATACGAGGATTAATACAATGGCTAAACAATACACTAACAAACAAGACAAGAAAGCACATAAACAGAGACGCAACGAACGCAAACACAGAAGATCCTTCAATTGGAGCTAAACTAGTATGTTAATATTCTTTGCAATGCTAGTAGCCCTAGGAATCGTTGTAAGCTTCTTTATGTATACGTTCTGCCCTTTAGTAGTAAGACTGTTATGGCTAGCTATAGGGGGCGATCCTGAACGTTTTAAGCTACCAGTTAACACTAAACCAACAAGACAATCTGACAAATTCTATCGTTAAACTATTGGACTGATTACAATGTCATTACTTAAATTATTTAACCTGAACAAGCAAGCACTAGAACAAGAAAACCTTGAAAAGCTATCTGATACTGAATTACATAAACAGTTAACAACTTATGAAGTATTCGCCGCAGAGTACCTTGATCAACTGTATTACAATCTCAAAGATAAGCATAAGATGGCATTTCCTGAAGACTTCACGCGGCTTACCGACCACATAGTAAACACAACCTATTTTAAGGTGTGCTATACAGCTAACGATATCTTTACCCGGTTGATCTTTGTCCGTGACTATCTAACAGCATTCAATACGATTAACGATGAATATAACCAGATAGATTATTTTATTAGTGCTTTACAAGATGAGTTAAATACTATAGCGAGTGGGGCTAATGGATTAATCTATAGAAGATATGTTGAAGTAGTACGATCTAGGCGGTATAAAAATAAATTAAAAATATCTAAAATAAAGTTTGACATTAGAAGATAGATCTATAAACTTAAGCATATCAAGACAACGCAACGACAATTAACAATTAAATATATTGGTGACATTATGAAACTTTCAGATATCCGCAAACTTAAAAACTTTTGTAATGCTTTAGATAGCGATCCTTGTTACAGAACGGTATTAGATAACGTACTGGCAGAATATGACGACTTTGAAGTTGACAACGTTAGATTCATCAAAGCTTCAGAGATTGACGACATACAAGTTAATGAACTTGAAAGTGACGCGTATTGTTTAGGCTGTTTTAGATCTGAATTCTTAGCACGTATCACTGGCTTAGATTCTTCTTTGATTGATATCATTCAAGAGTCAGAAGGCTTTGAAAAGTTAGGCGAATGGCTTATCAATGAAGGGCACACTAAACAGATTCAAGAGGAATATTCAAGCTCAGACGGATACGGGCACCACTTTAACAGCTATGACTTTTCAGAAGAAGAAATAACTATAGATGGTATCGATTATTATGTATTCGATAATCACTAAATAGTATTTACATTTAAATAGCTCTTGCTAAGCTTCAGGGGCTATCAACACTTAAACAAGTAACAACCAACCCAACACAGGCTAATACAATGAACACTTACAGCATTAACACATTAAACACTTTCACAACTACTCAATTAAAAGATATGCTCGACACTAAAGCCATGCAAGCGATCTATCTCAATAAGGTGCTTAAGAAATACTCTAATAGCCATACAGCAAAGCGCCTTATCACAACACAACTAAACAATATCAAAGCTTTCATTAGTGCGGCTCAAGAGATGGTTTATCTTAAACAGGATAACATTAATAACGATAACCAATATAGTAATATTAAAAAGATATATAAACTTGTGTGATCAATAGTTGCAATCTAACAAATAATAACTAAACTGTAGAATATTGGAAACATCAAACGAGCAGCTAACAATGATCAAGCTTAAAAGAAAAAACTTTAAAGATTCTATGCTATACGGTTATATTTATTTTATTAGTCTTGTTAGTATGCCACTGGGTATGATGTTTATTTTACTTTGATTAATTTATTTAAAAAGGTGAATACAAAAATGTATATTTATATAGTGTTAGATAATTCTAAAAGTTGTTATGATGCCGCTGGGATCTATGTAGAGGTATTCGGAACGCTTATAGAGGCTAAAGAGTTTATTAATAAGTATGATAACTATGACAGACAATACTTCGAAATAATCAAAGAAAGTATTTGACATTCTAAGTAATAACCCTTAAGCTCTACCATAACACTTAACAAACTAAACCAACAGGTATAACACAATGGCTAAACAAGATTATATTAACGCTTTCAATTCTTTTAATGATGCTATCGATTTAAAAGTTAAACATACTGGTATTGTCGGCACTGTACACGTCACCACCGCCTCAGAATACTTTGAAGTATGAACACGGGGCAGAAGAAGATTGGGCTAACTGGTTAGATTCTGAAGGCTTAGATCAAGATTGTTCCTTAGAAGACGCCTTAAACGATAACTTTCCAGAAGACACCTATTCAGTATCATTCGAGCTTACTTATGAGTCTAGCAACGATGCTGTACAAGATGAGAACGCTATCGAGGAATTAAAAAGAATGCTTAAGGGGGTGCTTGCTAAGTTGGATAAATGTAGCCCCACAGATGAATATATTGCTGAGGCTGTTAAGGATCTAAATGGTAATACAGTTGGCGATCTATCTTTAAGTATTGAAGCTGAATAGGGGATCTGGTAATGAATACATTAACTGTCGGTGAACTAATAGAACAACTACAACAATATGATCAAGATATGCTAGTTGTATCATGTAGGTTATTTATAAATAATAAACTATGGGGATCGCTCCAACACTATGCAAGCAATACCCACAACAGAATTAAACGAGGTGTATCTATCTAAAGCGACCTATTCAGAGTCAGGCTATAAAGTGGTTGAAGATGGGGATCAACAAGAGGATGATCAAATGGTGGTGGTGTTGAATTATGAAGATCTTTAAGTAATAACCCTATAATATCCCCCTATAAAGCCCTCTACGGGCTTTTCTTGTATCTACCAACACCAATACCTTACCAACCTATTAAAATAGCTTACAATTAAGCACAGGCTTATTAAGACTATATATTAATAATACCTATTAAGATCAACACTTTAAGCTATTACATACCTTAATAGGGGCAGCTTAGCTGCGGGTTTATTAAGCTAATTCTATTAAGATTGATCTATTAAGAAAGGGCTATTAAGACTGTACATCTTAAAGGGTTGGTATGTAGGGGGTAATTTGGTACTGTGTAGTACCATCTAAGGTAGTATGTTTAATAGTATAACTGTTTAGGTGGATCTTATTGGTATAGCTTTGTAGGGTGCATTATAGCGGGGATTTGTAGGTGGGACTTGGGGGGATGGTCTATCTGTGGGTGTTAGACCTAAAAAGATCCCCCTGTCAAGTACTTTTTAAGAATAATTATGCAGAAAAGTGAATAAATATGTATATCCTTGACCAATACTATACAGGTCTAATCTATAACGGAACATTCTAAAGGGGTACTTGACAGATACCTGATTATGTGATTCTGATTAGGGGGCTTATTAAGATGAGCTATTAGGGTTGGCATGATAGGTGCTATTGCAAGGATTAGACCAATAGAGGTAGGCGCTATATAAGAATAGTCTATTAGGTAGTAGCATAACTACCATTGATTAAGCTTTACATATTAAGACTAATCTATTAAGATCTAGATACACCTTAAGAAATGAGAGTATATAAAATGAATACAGCAAGAGAGTTAGAGCTATTGAATGGTAAGTTATCTATTGAGGCTTTAGAGGCTAAAGCTAAACAGTTAGCAATAAACACGTTGCACTATAACACTAGTAGCACATATGATTTTAAGGATGGCTCACTGGTAACGTTTATTACATTAAAGAGTTTTGATATAGGTAGGATTATGCAAGTACAAGATAACAGAGTTTAAAAACTAAAAAGGAAAATTAAGATCAAAGACTGGATTAAATAATAGATTATCGATTTCTAATAGAGGTAGTCTATTAAAGATAATCTATTAAGAATAACCTATTAAGCTACCATCTATTAGGATCATAGATTAAGCTATATGTCAAATAAATATCAGTGATAACCTCTATTAATCTGAATGATACTATGGTTGGCACACTTATTGATCTAGCTATTAAGGTAGACCTATTAAGAATACCCTATTAATAGAACACTATTAAGATGAGTCTGTCAAAGGGTTATGATGATATCATAGTTATATAGTATATGAGAATGTT